CTATTGCACCAGCCCTAACCCTTCAAGCTGCCGTGCGTGTTCCGCTCCCGTGGAGAGCAGATAAATGCGTGTGGTTTCGATGGAACTGTGACCGAGCAGGTCGGCGAGCTTCGCCACATCGTGCGTTACCCGATAAAATACCCGTGCAAAAAGATGGCGCAGATTATGAGGAAACACCTTTGATGCCTCTACTCCCGCTGCCTGGCAGAGAGCTTTCATCTCTGCCCATATCTGTTTTCTGGACATACCCTTACCGCTTTTGGTGATGAAAATCTCGCCAGAAGCGATTTTTTGTTTTTTGGCATATTTGAGCAGCTTCTTGCAGAGCTTACCGGGCAGTAGGATATCCCGTATCTTTCCTTTGAGGGAAATCTGCGTCCGTCCCGCTTTTGCCGCTTCGACCGTGATGTACCGCACTTCGGACACTCGGATGCCGGTTGCACCGATGGTCTCTATAAGCATAGCAAGACGGACATTGCCTTTTCCTTCGGCGGTGCGTATTAGCTTTTCGTACTCGTCTTTAGTCAGTTCCTTGCTTTCTTCCCGGAACAGCTTCCGTTGGATGCGGAGAAATTTCACCTTGATATTCAGTCCGGCGAAGCGGCAGTAAGTGTTGACCACCGCCAACATGGAATTAACCGTCACAGGTTCGTAGCCGTTTGCGGTCAGGTGTTCCTTCCACTCCGTCAGGTTTTCTTTGGTGACTTCCTTATCACCTAACCATGCAGATAGCCGTTCCAGATCGCGCATATATTTCGCAATTGTACCTTCGCTTCGTTCTTCCGAATGAAGCCAGTTTCTAAACTCGTTCATGCTTTCCTTTGTGATTGTTGTGCTCATAATCGTATCCTCCTAATTTTTTGATTAGCACAACAGCCATCCGGGATCACAGATTCAGCTTATGAAAAAAGAGAGAGCGTGGATGATTTCCATGCTCTCTCTTACGGTGGTCTGTATGTGCACTTTCGTTTTCGTGCCATGCCGCTACACATCCTTTCGGTAAGTTTCTACCATATTAAAGGATAATTTCGCACATAGCAAGCGGGTACGGCAAATAGTATCGATAAATAATTGATAATATTCAATGCACTTGACCGATTATTGGTTTTGATGTTGAACGGCATATTGCTGTGATAAATCCATAGGCATTATTCTGAGTCAATCAAAATCGGCAAATTTTTTCTGCCCATATATCATCGACTACTCGCCTGTCAGCATAGTGCATTTGTTAAGTATTCCCGAATTTCGGCATCGAGTTGCTCTTTGGATTTTGGGAAAGGCTGTAAGTTTTCTGCCCACGCTCTTCCCGGATGGAACCAGTCCCAGGACGGAGTCATCATGCTGCTGCGCCCACGACCGGGTGCGTGATTGCCGAAACCTTCAAGCAGGCAGTTCCATACTGGTTTGAATCGCTCAATCACCATCGATTCTGCAAGCGGAATCCATATATCGTCTACCGCAAGAAAGCGGCAACGGAAGTCTGCAAGGTTCAGATTTGTTGCTGCTTCGATGGACTTTGCATGGTCATTAAGGCGCTTATACAATGCCGTACCGGGATCGACGTCTTCGCCCTGACCGCCTTTTCTTGCTCCTTCAGGAACTGCCTTCCCAACATAGATGGGGCAAAGATACAGGTCGTTTTTATTGACTTCTGCCAACGTAGCATAAGCTGGAAAATCGCCAATGTAATATAGAGCATATACGCCGGCACCAATAAACCTGCTCGGCGGCAGAGGCTGAACATCCTGGGCAAGTAGTGCCTCGGCAACCTGTTCACCAAGATGCCGCTTATCAAGTGGATTGTATGGGGTCAAAACAGGAATGCTTTCATCATTTCTTGGTGCCATTTTTGCTCATCCTTTCTATCTGCGAATATACGGATTGTCCGACAGCGGTAGCGAGTTTTACAGGCACCGCATTTCCTATCTGGCGCATACTTTCTGTCCAAGATGCGCTGAACAGATAATCATCGGGAAATGTCTGAATCCGTGCACTCTCTCTGACGGTATAGTACCGAATGGTACCGTCATCAAGAACAACCGTATTTTCTCCGCCGGGGACTCCGTGTGCCCCGGCTTTTATTGTTTTTGAGGGTTCATCCATTACGCTGCCGGAATGCCCCGCATATATTTTAGCTCCCGGTCGGAACTCATGATTGTGAACGGCGGCTATATCATATGGCTTTGTCGGGTCAGGAAGGTCACCGATCGCATCTCTGACGGTTTGCCATCTGAGAGTCGGACACAATCCCTCCGATACTGCCTTTTGGACGGCCTTCAACTTTTCTTTTGTAAAAGGAATATCCGTAGGAGCTTTCATCCCGTGTTCTTCCCAATAGTCCTTTGATATCCACTTGGAATACAACAATGCTTCTTGGGAGTATTTCGGCTCTGGGAATGTCCAACTGGCATTGAAATCACTTCGGAATCCGACAATAATGACGCGCTGCCGGATTTGAGGCACTCCGTAATCGGCTGCATTCAACAGACGAAATACCACATTATAGGAAAGTTCGTCTGTGGAGCCGGAGGTATGGTGCTTTTCCAAAATCGCCAGATGCTCCATCCATGTCATATCGGCACCCTTTGTGATTTCCGGGTGCTGTAATTGCAACAGGATGTAGTTGAAATAGGCACTGAAAGACTTACGGAGCAGACCGCGCACATTCTCAAAGATGAACACCTTGGGCCTGACTTCACGGACGGCACGAACCGCCTCCGGGAACATATCCCGTTTGTCGTTATATGCCTGATGCTTGCCTCCGAGAGAAAACGGCTGGCAAGGAGGTCCCCCGGCAACCAACTGAATTTTGCCGGAATACCCATCGTAATGCACCGTGCGGACATCGGTCTGAAAAACCTTCCAATCCTTGATTGCAGGATAGCCGTTCTGAATGTTGTAATTCAAATTGTCGCAGGAATCCTTGTCCCACTCATAAAGAGCCGTATGATTGAACCCGGACATTTGAAGTCCGAGAGCGAGACCGCCGGTCCCGCTGAAGAGTTCAATTGAGTCCATCATAAATTGTTTCCCTTTCTGCTGTATAAGTATCATCGCTTGTTTTCTGTTATGGCATCAAGTCTCTGTCTCTTTTTCTGATTCTTGCCCAGGGACAAATTCCATAATATCGCCGACATCACAGTGTAGGGCATCGCATATCCGAAGTAAAACATCCGTATTCACATTTCCACCTTTTCCGAGTTTAGCAACGGATGTGGCACTGATACCGCTCATCTCTCGCAGAGTTTTTTTATTTATTCCACGGTCAATAAGTAGCTTGAAGAGTTTATTGTAGCTGAAGCGCATTTACATTACCTCCGTGATTATTCTGCTACATCATTATTCTACACCATTCAAGAATCCGTATCTCGCTCCCGGAACCAGTCCTTTACCGAAAGTTTCCACAACCGCCCCATGATTTTCGTAATCAAGGGTTGGAATGTGGTCAAGATTCTCGATGATAATAAGCTGTCCTTCATCCTGATGGTTCATGAAATATCGATATAGACCGGCTCGCATACTATCAGGCATTTTCTCATCCACACCATCATCAAAGCCGTGGAGAGGAGTATCAATGATAAAGATATGCGGGTCGAACTTAGCATTGGCAGCCAAATATTTCCGCAGCATCAGTATCATCACAGTATTCAGATAAGAACGATAACCTTTGCCGTGACTCGTTCCTTTATCTTCTCCGTTAACTTCAATATCAAAAGTGTTGAAGTTAAAATGTGCTTGTAGTAAGCCGGAGTAACAGCACTCCTTCAAAATGCTGTTGGCAAATTCAGACATCGTTGTGGCAAAATCATCACCAAAGTAATTTTTGGGATGATATTCCAAAGTCTTATCGCTATTCTGCTCGTTTTCGAGTGCTGTCAAATCATTTCCGAAATCGGTGGCATAGGTTTCTATCAAAGCAATTTCGCCAACAATGCGCAGATAGGACTTGTAAGCATTGACCGTATTCTGCCGTTCGGTTTCTTGCGGACGCAATTCAGTTTTGATTTTGGATTCGAGTGCATCTCGCTGCCGCTTCAAATCCTCAAGTTCGGCACGAATTTCTTTTTTTCTATCTTCAACATCATGTTCTGTTTCTTCAAGCCCGGAAAGTTGTGCTATAGTCCGTTCCATTTCCACCTTAGAAGAAGCAATGTACGATATTCTCTTACGGGGAGCGATTTTTCCATCACAGTACGGGCATTTTTCGGACTGAGGAACATCCTGATACGCCTCTTCTCCCTCAACGATAAGGGAAAGACGCTGAATGTCTGCTTTATACTGCTCCGCAAGTCGATGATAGCGAGCCAGCAGTATATCGCATTCTGCAGTGCGTTCTTCCGCATCAAGAATTGAAGAGAGAATCTTCTGGCTTTCCGCAAGCGCACGGTCAATTTTTCTCTGCGTTTCTTGCAGGGCAGCAATTGCTTGCGTTATCTGCTCCTCGACATCTGCACCATCAAATATATGTAAGTCCTTTTCAAGCTGCTCTTTTCGTCCGGCAGCATCTTGGATTTTTCGATTGACATACTCTTTTATAGCTGTTCTCCGTGCGTCTTTAATTTTTTTCTCTTCTTGCGCATCGGTTTCCGTGAATGTCCTGCCGGTAATCAGATACAAAAGAGCCGAAAGAAACAGCGTATTTTCCATATAGCGGTGCTTTGGCTCAACAATGGAATCAATATCATCTATCCGATTCTCGTCAAGGTAGAACACTCGCAGGAGATTTCGCCAAGTGAGCCGTTTCTTCTCAAAGCGTGCATTCGTAACAATCATAGTTTCCTGCTCAATGCCGATCAACTTCAGCCATACCTCATTAAGCGGAGGATTCTTCGCACCTTTGCGATAATTGACATCATAAGTACCGCTGTCAATTCCTTCTATTGTGCTGGAAACATCAACTTGATTTTTACCGACATCACGGCGCAGAGAGATTTCTCCCTTTTTATCATTGGATGCAACAATCATCGTTACACCGTCATATTTTGCACTTTCCTTAAATGGCTTATCAACAGAGCCGCCGAAAATGAAGTCAATACAGTTCGCCACACAGGTCTTCCCGCTGTCAGAACGTCCTTGGATTATCGTCAGTCCTTTACCGAAGGAAACGCTTGCATCACCTTTTGCGGCACTTTTCGCTATGACTTTTTTTATATAAAAACCTGCCACTGCGTTACCTCCTTAAAGACTCCGTGGACTGTCTGTTGATTGCATTCAACAACTGTACATCGCTATAATTTCCGTACTTCAAGCCAACAAGCCGTATCAGCTTCTTGTAACTCTCAGCATATTCTGATTTGAATCCTTCACTCATCTTTCTGCCGCTTTCCGAAATCGAGTAGAGAATACCTGTCTCATCATCCGTGACCACAACAAGCCCGTCAATAACAAGGTCTTTTATTGCGGCTTTTGTAAGATTCCGTCTTGAGGATAGTTCGCTGAATGCAAAACCGTTCTCACCATTCAGAGACCTATCCGAAATACCGAAGTCCTCGCAGTATATCGCAATAAAATCGTAAGCGGCGATTCTGTCGAGTGTAAGCCCTGTATCTGTCACATCAAGAAGCAGCACCACATGGAGCGACAGTTCAAAAGGTGTATTGAAAAGTTTATTACTCATCAACATTCACCCACGACTCAATCACGCCGTCATTCACCAGTATGTGGCAGATGCCTTTCTTCTCCAAATTGCCGATCAGGTTCCGCATCTGGCTGAGTACGGAACTATCGAGGGTAGTACTTGTAATTTTTTCAAGGACGGCGTTCAGCCTCGCATATCCGTCTTCGTAGTCTTTCCAGTAGGTTGTATTTATTCCATGCCACGCATCATCCTTTAATCTGCCGAACTCGTCTTCACCGTCATCGAAAACATCCCGGATGGAACGCTCGATGCTGACAGCACTGTAAAAGGCCATACGTTGTTCTTTGTAGTTATCGGCATATCGTCTGGGAAGAGACTGAATGTCATCTGCCGTGAAAGTATCCCTGTTCAACTTCTGTGCGTATGTTTCATACAGAGCATGAATGTAATCCATTTCATGTTTCCCAACATCATCGGGAACAAGAGCTTGATGAATCGTAATAACCTCGCCGGATATATGTAGCTTATCGCCTCTGCGCTCTATTGTCGCAGGGGCTATATTTTTTAGCTTTTTCCCTGTTTCCATGCGTTGATAGTTCAACGCGGTGACATCATCAGACAGTCCTTCCGCTCGACGTCGAATAATCTGTGCCAAAATATTGGCACAAGCTCTGCCGACCTCAGAAGGTTCAACATCAAAGCCAAACTCCGCCAGTTTGTCTTTCATATGATTAAGGGCATCAAAAGAATATGTATCTACAAAATCCGCAAACTTGGCTTCATCAATTCGTGGAGCTATAGTTGCGGCTTTTTTCTGTGAAATAAGAAGCCTGCCACTGTAATAGGCCTCCCTCGTAGATTTTCCCAATCCGTAAATCGGATTTGATGAATCATTTTCAAGAGCTACATCATCAAGGATGGCATCAATCAGGATAGCAACAAATTCGCCGGCGTTTGCTTTTTCTTCGTAGTTATGATGCATGAACTGCACGAGGTCGCAGAATTTCAAATTGATACCCTCCTTTCCTATGTAGGCATCTATATAGGCAGACATAGGCAAACCTACGGTTTTTGAAAGTCCCATTTTCTATAATTGTAAGCGTGGTAAGGCAATCGGGACGCACCGCCAGTGTGGAAGCCGAAATATTTCGTATCACATTATACCACAAGAAAACGCAAAAGTCTATATAATTTTGTGAACGCAAAACTATTTTCTTTGAGACCGTTCTAACTTTGCGTTTGCGACTGGTATCAAACCGCTGATGACCGCACGGACTGATCACCCGTGGCTCAACGGAAGTCAGCGGACAACTAAATAACAACGGCTGCCTTTTGAGCGGGTTGCCGCAGACCGAAACGGAGAATCTCTCTGTCGGGCTGTGGTTAGTTTTCTGCACCCTTTTTGCAGCCGAACCCGGAGTTCTCCGTTTCGAGAAATCGAAAATCGGAGGACTTTTTTATGACAAACAACGAAAACCAGTACACCATCTACATCCGCTCCACGAAAGAGAGCATCCCCGTCAGCAAGGAAGAATTTGATGCCTACTATCATGACATCAATATCTACCGCATCCGTCAGCAGAGGCACGGTCGCTGCGTGTGTCCCGCAAGCAAGCGGCTCACCTGCGATATGGACTGCCTGACCTGTCCCTTCCACCGCATGGGCGATATGCGTTCCCTCGATTACACCGAAACCGATGACGAAGGAAATGAAACTGCCTGGGTCGATGAAATCCCGGACGATTCGCCTTTACTTGAAGACATCATCATCGAGGCTTCCGAAATGAAAACTCTGTACGCTCGGCTTACAGAACTGATGCCGGAGGCGGTCAAAATCGGCGAGTTGCGGCTTGAGGGTTTATCAGAAGATGCCATCGGCGAACGCATCGGGATCGGCAGAAAGACCTTTGCCTACAGATTAAAAAAGGTAAAAACCGTCCTCGAAAAAGAATTCCCGGACATTTTTTGAAAAAAGTTTCCCGGATTTTTTCCGAAATGCACTCCTCATGTTCATAGGAGAGTGTAAGGAGCAAAACGATACCGCTCCTTCGGGAGGTGAAAACGAATGAACGAAGCAAAGAGAGATGCTCTGAAGCCGGAAGAAGAACTTGTTGACGTTCTGCTCGACTTCATCATCGTGTCGGCAACACTGGCGAAGAAAGTCACCCAGGCGGTGAGAGAAAAGCAAATCAAGGAAGGAGCGTACAAAGATGTCAAAAATGAGCGAACTGGATGCCGTGATCAGAGACCTGCGAACTGCGGCTCCCGCCATTAACGATGCGGCTGACACCCTCACGGAGATGTTCAGCGGCGAGACCGCCGAAGCTCCGGCAACACCGACCGAGCCGGTTCCTACCAAAGAAGACGTCCGTGCGATCCTCGCAGAGATGTCCAGCCGTGGCTTCACCGCCCAGGTAAAGGAACTGCTCCGTCAGCACGGTGCGGCAACGCTCTCCGGCATCGACCCTTCGGAGTATGCCGCCCTCATCAAGGACGCGGAGGGACTTGAAAATGAGTAATCATGCTCTGCTTTCCGCTTCCTCTTCCCATAGGTGGCTGAACTGCCCTCCGTCCGCAAGGCTCGGTGAGAACTACGAGGACAAGGGCAGCGACTTCGCCGCCGAGGGAACGGACGCACACAGCCTGTGCGAACACAAGCTCAAAACGGCTCTGGGTATCCCGTCCGAAGACCCCACCGAAAGCCTCACCTGGTACAACGAGGAGATGGAGGAATGCGCCAGCGGTTACGCCGCCTATGTGCTTGAACTCCTCGCCGAAGCGAAGAAGGTCACGACCGATCCCATCGTGCTGATCGAGCAGCGGCTCGACTATTCCAAATACGTCGAGAGCGGCTTCGGCACCGGGGACTGCGTCCTTATCGCTGACGGCACCCTCAACATCGTGGATTACAAGCACGGCAAGGGCGTGGAGGTCTCCGCAGACCACAACCCGCAGATGATGCTGTATGCACTCGGCGCTTTGGAAATCTTCGATGCTCTCTACGACATCGATACGGTCACGATGACTATCTACCAACCCCGCCGCTCCAATGTCAGCACCTACACCGTTTCGACCGCCGAGCTTCTCGAATGGGCAGAAACCGTACTGGTCCCGACCGCCGAGCTTGCCTTCAAGGGCGAGGGTGAATTCCATTGCGGCGAATGGTGCCAGTTCTGCAAGGCAAAAGCGGACTGCCGGGAACGTGCCAGAGCGAACCTTGCTCTTGCCGCCTACGACTTCGCCGAACCTCCGCTCCTCACCGATGAGGAAGTCGAAGAGGTTCTTGCCAAGGTCGATGACCTCGTCTCCTGGGCAAACGACATCAAGGAATACGCCCTGCAAGCCGCCATCAGCGGTAAGGCATGGAACGGATGGAAGGTTGTCGAGGGACGCTCCAACCGCAAATACACCGATGAAAGGCTCGTAGCCGCTGCGGTCATTGCCGCCGGTCACGACCCCTATGAACAGAAACTGCTCGGCATTACCGAGATGCAGAAAACACTCGGCAAAGCCAAGTTTGACGAAATCCTCGGCCGCTTCATCACGAAGCCTCAAGGAAAGCCCACGCTCGTTCCGATGTCCGACAAGCGTCCGGCTATGAACACCGCGGCATCAGATTTTGAAAATTAAAGGAGTAAACGATTATGTCTAACAACACTACCAAAGTCAACAACCCCATGAAGGTCATCACCGGCAAAGACACCCGCTGGTCTTACGCAAACGTCTGGGAAGCAAAGTCCATCAACGGCGGCGCGCCCAAGTTCAGCGTTTCCCTCATCATCCCCAAGAGCGATACCGCTACCGTCCAGAAGATCAAGGCTGCCATCGAAGCCGCCTACCACGAGGGCGAGGCGAAGCTCAAGGGCAACGGCAAGTCCGTCCCGGCTCTCTCCGTCATCAAGAACCCTCTGCGTGACGGTGATACCGAACGTCCCGATGATCCCGCCTACGCAGGATGCTACTTCGTGAATGCCAACTCCACCACCGCTCCCGGCATCGTGGACGCTGACCGCAATCCCATCCTTGTCCGCAGCGAGGTCTACTCCGGCGTGTACGGCAGAGCCTCCATCAACTTCTACGCTTTCAACAGCAACGGCAACCGCGGCATTGCCTGCGGTCTGAACAACCTTCAGAAGATTCGTGACGGTGAACCTCTCGGCGGTAAGGCTTCGGCTGAATCCGACTTCGACACCGATGACGATGACGATTTTCTGGCGTAAGGAGGGCTGAACAATGGACGCAACGACCGTAAGTTTCGCAACTGAACTCCTTCTCGACATCCTGCTCGGTTCCTTCGCTCTGATGAGCATTACCGGGTTGGTATGCACCATCCAGTCTGCCATCTACGACCACAGACGCGAAAAGCGTGACCTCGAATATCACGAGAAGCGCATGAAGGACTTTAAGTAATCAGCCGCCGTGGGCGGTGGGAGCGATCCTGCCGCCCTTTACGGCTATGCGAGGTGACAACTCTTGAAAACCATAAGTATTGATATCGAAACATATAGCGGCACCGACCTCGGCAAGTGCGGTGTCTATAAATACACGGAAGACCCGGACTTTGAGGTGCTGCTCTTCGGCTATGCCGTTGATGGCGGCGAAGTCCATGTGGTCGATCTGGCGCTCGGCGAAAAATTACCGGCAGACATTGCCGCCTTGCTTACCGATGAGAACGTGCTGAAGTTCGCCTTCAACGCCAACTTTGAGAGGGTCTGCCTTTCCCGGCATCTCGGGATGCCTACGGGAGAATACCTCGACCCCTCGTCCTGGCGATGCACGATGGTGTGGGCGGCATATATGGGACTGCCGCTTTCGCTGCAAGGTGTCGGCGCGGTTCTGAACCTCGACAAGCAGAAGCTGACCGAGGGTAAGGAACTCATCAAGTATTTCTGCTCTCCGTGCGCTCCGACCAAGAGCAACGGCGGCAGGACACGCAACCGCCCGGAAGATGCCCCGGAGAAATGGTCGCTCTTCAAATCCTACAACCTTCGTGACGTTGAGACGGAGATGGGCATACAGCAGAAGCTCACGAAGTTCCCCGTGCCGGAGTTCGTGTGGGATGAATACCACATCGATCAGGAAATCAATGATCGCGGGGTTCGTCTGGATATTCCCCTTGTAGAAACAGCCATCCGCATGGACGCTGTTTCAAGGCAGAAGCTGATGGACGATATGCGCCGCATCACCGAACTGGAAAACCCTAACTCAGTATCGCAGATGCGGTCGTGGCTTGCCGATAACGGTCTGGAAACGGATACGCTCGGCAAAAAGGCGGTCAATGAAATGCTGAAGACCGCGCCGCAGGAACTCGCCGATGCCCTTGTTCTCCGTCAGCAACTTGCCAAGTCCTCGGTGAAAAAGTATCAAGCGATGCAGAACGCTGTGTGTTCGGACGGCAGAGCCAGAGGAATGTTCCAGTTTTACGGTGCCAACCGAACCGGGCGATGGGCAGGCAGACTCATTCAAATGCAGAATCTGCCCCAGAACCATCTTTCCGACCTTGCCGAAGCGAGAGGGCTTGTCCGCAGCGGCGATTATGAAGCCGTGAAGATGCTGTATGAGGATGTGCCGGACACGCTGTCGCAGCTCATCCGCACCGCCTTCATTCCCCGTGAGGGCGCAATGTTCTATGTGGCTGACTTCTCCGCAATCGAAGCGAGGGTCATCGCATGGTTCGCCGGAGAGTCGTGGCGGCAGGAGGTCTTCGCCGAAGGCAAGGATATCTACTGCGCTTCGGCATCGCAGATGTTTCGGGTGCCGGTCGAAAAGCACGGTATCAACGGACACCTCCGTCAGAAAGGCAAAATCGCTGAACTGGCTCTCGGCTACGGCGGCTCCGTGGGTGCTTTGAAGGCAATGGGAGCATTAGAGATGGGCTTGACCGAAGAGGAACTTCAGCCGCTTGTTCAGGCTTGGAGGGCGGCAAACCCCAACATCGTCAAGTTCTGGTGGGACGTTGACAGTGCCGTGCTGACTGCCGTCCGGGATAAGACCACCACAGAAACACACGGCATCCGCTTTCTCTGCCGCAGCGGAATGCTCTCCATACTCCTTCCGTCCGGCAGAATGCTGAACTACGTCAAGCCGAAGATCGGTGAAAACAGGTTCGGAGGTTCATGCATCACCTACGAAGGTGTCGGCGGTACGAAAAAATGGGAACGGCTCGAAAGCTATGGTCCCAAGTTCGTGGAGAACATCGTTCAGGCAACGGCGAGGGACATCCTCTGTTACGCCATGAAGACCCTGCGGTGCTGTTCGGTCACGATGCATATCCACGATGAACTGGTAATCGAAGCCGATCCCCGTGTATCCCTTGATGCCATCTGTGAGCAGATGGGCAGAACGCCGCCGTGGGCAAAGGGACTGCTCCTCCGGGCAGACGGCTATATCACGGAATTCTACAAGAAAGATTGAGGTAAATCCTATGGGAATAAACAAGTTCAATGCGGAGGGCTATTACGACCCCACCGCATATGAGGCAATGACAAATGTTGCAAAAGAAGAAAAAGCGTTCTTCGCATTCAGACCCGTGGTATATATCTGCTCACCCTATGCCGGAGATATTGAGACGAACGTCAAGGCGGCGCGGAGATACAGCAGATTCGCCGTAGATACCGGCTACCTTCCCATCGCTCCGCATCTGCTGTTTCCGCAGTTCATGGATGACGGCAATCCGAAAGAGCGGGAACTCGCCATGTTCTTCGGCAATGTGCTGATGAGCAAATGCGCCGAATTATGGGTCTTCGGAGATCTGATTTCAAACGGTATGGCTGCCGAAATAGAAAGAGCCAAGCGTAAGAATTACGCTATCCGATATTTTAATTCCGACCTTAAGGAGGTAACCGAAAATGCGTGACCTGCCAATCGCCTACGGCAATAGCTGCTATGCCAAGACCTGGGCGAACAAAACCACCGCATGGGAAGACCTGTGCGAAAGATTGAAAAACACTATCCGCACGACCGAAACCGTGGAGGAATATCCGAAGCTCAAAAAGGATGACCGGGACCGTGCCAAGGACAAAGGCGGCTTTGTGGGCGGTTATCTGAAAGGCAACCGCCGCAAGCGTGAGACCGTGGCTTGCCGCTCAATGCTCACAATGGACGCAGACCATGCCGAGATCGGTTTTATCGACCGTTTCGCCTCGGAGTGCCGATACTCATCCTGTCTCTATACCACCCACGGACATACACCCGAACAGCCTCGCTGCCGCATCATCGTGCCGCTGACGAGGGATATCACCCCGGACGAATATGTGGCTCTCGCCAGATACTTCGCTTCCGATTGGAGCATCGACCAGTTCGATGAGTGTTCCTACAAACCGAGTCAGCTCATGTATTGGCCGACAACCCCCGCAAACGGTGAGTTCATCAGCAAAACCACCGAGGGCGAATGGCTTGACCCCGATGTATATCTCACGGCACATCCGAACTGGAAGGACTGCTCTCTGCTGCCGACCTCCTCTCGTGAAAGTGCCATCCGTGAGGCAAGCGGCAAAAAACAGGAAGACCCTCTCGCCAAACCCGGTGTGGTGGGCGCGTTCTGCCGTGCCTACGGTATCGCCGCCGTTATTGAAACCTACCTCGCCGATGTATACGAGCCTTCCGCAATGGAGGGTCGTTACGACTATATCCCCGCCGACTCATCTGCCGGTGTCGTGGTCTATGACGATAAGTTCGTCTACAGCCATCATGCCACGGACCCCGCCTGTGGAAAACTGCTGAACGCTTTTGACCTCGTCCGTATCCACCGCTTCGGCGATGATGACGAGAAGAAGTCCTTCAAGCAGATGACCGAACTTGCCCTCGCAGACGATACGGTCAAGGAGAACCTTGCCGCCGAGCGTATCGCTCAAGCCGGAGAGGATTTCTCCGATGATGCCGACTGGCATAGGCGTCTTCACTTCGTACCCCGCTCCGGGGCATTGGAAAACAGCGTGTGGAACTTGAACCTCATCCTTGAAAATGATCCCGACTTGCAGGGTTTCGCTTTCAACGATATGGCGAACCGCATCCAAGTCACAGGTGAACTGCCGTGGGACCGTCCCGAAGGAAACTCGTTCTGGCGTGATGCCGATTCTGCTCAACTTAAATCGCTCGTGGATATCCGCTACGGCGAGTTCACTACCCGAAACTACGACGTCTCCTTTACCAAGGTGGCAGATGACCGCCATTTCCATCCTGTGAGGAATTACCTCAACGGACTCCCCAAGTGGGACGGTGTGAAACGTGTCGAGGAACTGTTCATCAAATATCTGCAGGCTGACGATACGGAGTACGTTCGCACCGTCACGAGAAAGACCTTCGCCGCCGCTGTTGCGAGAGTCATGTGTCCCGGCATCAAGTTCGACTGTGTGCCGGTTCTTGACGGCGAACAGGGCATCGGCAAAAGCTCCATCGTAAAAGACCTCGTCACACCCGAATACTACTCCGAATCTCTCTCGCTGACCGATATGGACGATAAAGCCGGAGCGGAAAAACTGCAGGGATTCTGGGTGGTCGAAATCGGAGAGCTTGCCGGAATGAAAAAAGCCGACATCGAAAAGGTGAAATCTTTCCTCTCCACCTCTGATGACAAATACCGTCCGAGCTACGGCAGAGTGGTCGAAAGCCACCCCCGCCAGTGCATCATCATCGGCACGGTCAACGGTGAACGCGGCTATCTCCGTGACATCACGGGCAACCGCCGTTTCTGGATCATCAAAGTGCATCAGAAAACACAGAAGCAGAACTGGCACTTTACACAGGCTGACCGCGACCAGTTCTGGGCAGAAGCGAAAGCCATCTGGGAGTCCGGCGAAAAACTGTACCTCGAAGGCGATATCCTCGCCGAGTCTGAAAAGGCGCAGCGGAACGCTATGGAGGTCGATGAGCGTGTCGGCATGGTCGAGGAATATCTGAACACGCTTCTTCCCGAAGGCTGGGACAGTATGGATGTGTATGCCCGCCGCAGTTATCTCTCCGGCGATCCGACCGCTGCCAAAGGCACCGTGGAACGCACGACCGTTTCCAATGCGGAGATATGGTGCGAATGCTTCGGCAAAAACCTCTCCGAACTCAAGGCTACGGACAGCTATGCCATCGCCGCCCTCATGACGCAGATTCCGGGATGGAAACGAGGTGCCGCCGCCAAACGACTGCCCCTCTACGGTAAGCAGCGAATTTACGAAAAAGGCTAACTGCGGAACAAGATGCGGAACAGGAACAACTTTTTCCCTTATATTCGTTCGGCGATAAAGAGATAAAGAAACACCTACACGCACGTATAGGAATATAAGGAAACGGTTGTTCCGCTCGTTCCGTTGTTCCAGAAAGGACAAATATGAAAAGCGAAAAACAGATAGAACAGAGCCTGGTCAAAGCCGTGAAAAATATGGGAGGCATTGCACCCAAGTTTGTCAGTCCCGGTTTTGACGGAATGCCCGACCGCATCGTGCTTCTCCCTCATGGGCTGATGGCATTTGTGGAAGTTAAGGCTCCGGGCAAAAAGCCCCGCCCTTTGCAGGTGTCAAGGCATGGCTTGCTTCATCGTCTCGGCTTCAAGGTGTATGTCCTTGACGATATGAACCAGATCGGAGGGATTCTCGATGATATACGAACCGCATGAATATCAGAAATATGCCATCAACTTCATCAAAGAAAATCCCATCGCCGCCGTGCTTCTGGATATGGGTCTCGGCAAAACGAGTATCACGCTGACGGCAATAAACGACCTACTTTTCGACAGCTTCGATGTACGAAAGGTTCTCGTCATCGCTCCGCTGCGAGTGGCACGGGATACATGGCCTGCCGAAGTCGATAAGTGGGATCATCTCTGTCACCTCATCTGCTCCGTGGCTGTCGGCACCGAAGCCGAACGCAAAGCGGCTCTCAAGAAGAAAGCCCACATCTACATCATCAACCGTGAGAACGTCTCGTGGCTCATCGAGGACAGCGGCATTCCGTTCGACTTCGATATGGTGGTGATCGATGAGCTTTCCTCCTTCAAGAACGGCAAAGCGAAACGGTTCAAGAGCCTGTTGAAAGTACGACCCTTTGTAAAACGCATCGTGGGTCTGACCGGCACTCCTGCCGGAAACGGTCTGATGGACTTATGGGCAGAGTTCCGGGTTCTGGATATGGGCAAACGCCTCGGACGGTTCATCTCCAACTATCGCCTGAACTACTTCACCCCGGACAAACGCAACGGTCAGATTGTGTATTCCTACAAGCCTCTGCCGTTCGCCGAACAAGCCATATATAACGCAATTTCCGATATCACCATTTCGATGAAGTCCACCGACCACCTCAAAATGCCGGAACTGGTCAGCACAGCGTACCCCGCCGTCATGAGCGATGCGGAAGCACAAACCTACGAGGATTTCAAATCCGAGTATGTGATGAAGCTCGGAAAAGACAAGGAAATCACCGCCGCCAACGCTGCCGTCCTCTGCGGAAAGCTGACGCAGATGGCAAACGGAGCGATTTATGACGAGTCCGGCGAGTGCCACCTCATTCACGACCGAAAACTGGACGCTTTGGAAGACATCATCGAAGCCGCCAACGGGAAACCGATTCTGGTGGCGTACTGGTATCAGTCCGACCGTGACCGCATCGAAAAACGGCTGCACGAACTGCATATCCCGTTTTCGAGGATGGACAGTTCCGAAAGCATCCGCAGATGGAACAGCGGTGAGCTTCCCGTTGCCCTTATCCATCCGGCATCTGCCGGACACGGGCTGAACCTTCAAAGCGGCGGCAGCACCATCGTGTGGTTCGGCATGACATGGAGCCTTGAGCTTTACAGTCAGACGAACGCAAGGCTGTGGCGGCAGGGTCAGACCTCCGACACCGTGGTGGTCATGCACATCATCACCGCCGGCACCGTTGATGAGGACATTCTGAAAGCCCTTCAGCGGAAGGACAAAACGCAGTCCGCATTGATAGCGGCGGTCAAAGCCAATCTGTGACAATCTATGAAAATCCGTGCCAATCCGAGTGAAATAAAAATTCGGAGGTACAGAACATGAACCCTTTTGAAGAACTCGCAAACGCCATCGTGATACAAGCGGCAAAGGATTACAGAGCCGCCTTGAAAAAGCTGAAGAAATATCCGAGGGATGCCGAAGCAAGGCAAATGAGGAATGATTGTGAGAGTTTCTTCCGTTCCTCATGGTACAGCTCCCTGACTTCGGTTGACGGAGAACTTCTGATTCGGAAACTGCAAATGGAGGTGGCGGCATGACAGCAAAGGAATATTTGAGTCAGGCATACCGCCTCGATCAGCGTATAAACTCCAATATCGAAGAGGTCACCATGCTTCGTGAAATGGCAAGCAGCATATCCTCTCCGTCATGGGGCGAAAAGGTGCAGACTTCCCGCAGTACGGAAGCCCCCTTTGTACGAAGCCTTGAGAAAATCATGGATTTGGAGGACACCATCAACAAGGAAATCGACACCCTTGTTTGTCTGAAAAAGCAGATACGGACGGTCATTGAAGCCGTACAGAATACGGATGAACGACTTGTTCTCCGTTACCGCTACATCCACAACTGCACATGGGAGCAGATCGGAAACGAGCTGAACGCCGATGCGAGAACCATTCGCCGTTGGCACGGCGAGGCTCTCCTCAAGGTAAAAGTCCCCGAAAATCCCATCGTAATATAAATGCGCCTGAAATGTCCTGCTTTGTCCGTAGATGTCCACCGCCACATTATGATATGATATAATCAGCAAAGAATATAAAGACGAGCCTTCGAGGGAGCGATCCTTCGAGGGCTTTTCTTATGCCCCAAAGGAGGTGAACAGATGCCAAGCAAGCCGAAACGACCGTGTTCATACCCCGGCTGTCCCAACCTATCTAATGGACAGTACTGCGAGGAACACGGGAAGATGGAACGGAAACGCTACGATAAGTACGAGCGTGATCCGAACATAAACAAAACCTACGGCAGAGCGTGGAAGCGTATCCGTGACCGCTACGCTGCGGAGCATCCGCTGTGCGAGTTGTGTCTCAAAGAAGGACGGCTTACCCCTGTCGAAGAGGTGCATCACATTCTTCCTATTTCTCACGGCGGTACGCACGACCGTTCAAATCTGATGTCGCTTTGCCGCTCCTGCCACCAGAAAATTCATCTTGAAAACGGTGACAGACACACGCACGAGTGATACCCCTGGGGCGGTTCAAATCTCTACGACCCCTATAGCCGGGCAGCGGCCCGGGGTCACGTGTGCGAAAAAGGCAAAATCAAAAGGGTAATTAAGGGAGGTGAACTCGGATGCCCACAAAATCGAATAACACAGGCGGGCGCGGCGGCGCAAGACCCGGTGCGGGAAGGAAAAAAACCGCAGTCAAGGACAAGGCCGAAAACGGGAATCCCGGCGGCAGAAAACTTGAAGTGCTGGATATTCCCGAAGTCGAGGGTGTTGCTATGCCGAAGCCCCATGATTTTCTTTCCGCCGAGCAGCGGGACGGCAGCGTCCTGCAGGCACAGGAAATCTACACGGAAACCTGGCAATGGCTCAAAGGTATCGGCTGCGCCGCAAAGGTGTCGCCGCAGCTTTTGGAGCGCTACGCCATGTGTTCCGCCCGTTGGGTGCAGTGCGAGGAAATGACCAACCGCATGGGTTTCCTCTCCAAGCACCCCACCACAGGAAAGCCGATCCCGTCTCCGTTTATCAACATCGGCATCAACTACATGAACCAGGCGGTTCGGCTCTGGAATGAGATCTTCCAGATCGTGAAAGAAAACTGCAGCACGGAATACGGCGAGTCTACGCCGCAGGATGACCTGATGGAACGCCTGCTCCGTGCGAGAAAGGGGTAACACCATGTTTGAAAAAGTAAATCCGTGCCACCCGGACAAGGTGGCGGACAGGATTGCCGGTGCGCTTGTCGACCTGGCATACAAGAAAGCAGAAAATCCCCGCATCGCTGTTGAAGTCCTCATCGGCCACGGCGTGTGCCACATCATAGTGGAAACCTCCGTCATGCTGGACAAGTCAGAGGTTGTTGCCACCGTTCACCGCATTGCAGGAAACCTTACCATTGACTATGCGGAAGTTCCGCAGGACAGCCACCTTGCCGACAACCAGGCAGACGGCGTCCGCTGCGGTGACAACGGCATCTTCAAAGGAATGCCCGTAACCGAGGAGCAGAAAATGCTGTCGCAAATCGCACGGAGCATTTTCTCCAAACATCCCTTTGACGGCAAATACATTCTGGACGGTGACCGACTCATCCTCTGTCAGAGCAATGCCGAGACACAGCATCTGCGCGAGATTTATCCCGATGCGGAGATCAACCCACTCGGTGACTGGACAGGCGGTACCGATGCGGACACCGGCGCTACCAACCGCAAGCTCGGTTCGGATATGGCTGACTCAGTGACTGGCGGCGGTCTGCACGGTAAGGATCTATCCAAGGCAGATGTGTCTGTCAACATCTATGCTTTTCTCAAAGCCCAGGAAACCGGCAAGCCCGTGACACTCTGCTGCGCTATTGGGGACGATGCCGTGGACGGCAGACCCTACGCCGAAATCGTGGAGATCGCCCGAAACTACATCCACTCGGTCGGCGGCTTCGAGAAATTTGCGGAATGGGGGCTGGTCTGATGAAAACAACAACCGAAATGCAGCTCGTTCCCATTACAAAGCTGGTGCCGTATGTCAACAACGCCCGGACACACAGCCCGGAACAGATCAATAAGCTCCGCTCCTCGCTCCGTGAGTTCGGTTTTATCAATCCTGTCATCATCGACCGTGACTATGGCGTAATTGCCGGTCACGGTCGTATTCTTGCCGCCAAGGAGGAAGGCATCACCGAAGTGCCGTGTGTCTTTGCCGACCACCTTACGGAAGCGCAGAAGAAAGCCTATATCATTGCCGACAACCGTATGGCGATGGATGCCGGCTGGGACGAAGAGCTTCTGCGTGTGGAGATCGAGTCCTTGCAGGCAGCAGACTTCGACCCGCTCCTTACCGGCTTTGACGAAAAGGAGCTGTCAAAGCTCTTTGATGACGGCATCGAAGCCGAAGAGGATGACCTTGATGTGGATGCCGAACTGCAAAAGCCTACCTTCACGAAGTCCGGCGACATCTGGACGCTGGGACGGCACCGACTCATCTGCGGTGACAGCACAAAAGAGGAAACCTACGCCGCCCTCATGGACGGCCGCAAGGCGAACCTCGTCATTACCGACCCACCTTACAATGTGAACTACGAGGGCAGCGCCGGGAAAATCAAGAACGACAACATGGCATCGGAGAAGTTTTTCGACTTTCTCTTTGATGCCTTTTCCAATATGGAGAAGGTCATGGCGGATGATGCCTCCATCTATGTGTTCCACGCCGATACCGAGGGGCTGAATTTCCGAAAAGCGTTTGACGCCGCCGGGTTCTACCTCTCCGGCTGCTGTATCTGGAAAAAACAGTCCCTGGTGCTGGGACGCTCTCCATACCAGTGGCAGCACGAGCCGTGCCTCTATGGCTGGAAAAAGAAAGGCAAACACCAATGGTACACCGGCCGCAAAGAGTCCACCATCTGGGAGTTCGACAAGCCCAAGAAGAACGGCGACCATCCCACCATGAAACCCATCCCGCTTCTGGCCTATCCCATTCAGAACAGCTCTATGGCAAACTCCGTGGTGCTCGACCCCTTCGGCGGCTCCGGCTCCACGCTCATCGCCTGTGAGCAGACCGACCGCATCTGCTGCACCATCGAGTTGGACGAGAAGTTCTGCGATGTCATTATCCGCAGATACATCGAGCAGGTCGGCGCGGATGAAAAGGTCAGCGTTCTGCGGGATGGGAAAGAATACAAGTTTAGTGAGGTAGCGCCCCATGACGAATAAGACTTTGACCCTCGGAAGCCTGTTTGACGGCTCCGGGGGCTTTCCATTGGGTGGGCTGCTTGCCGGTATCACTCCCGTGTGGGCATCGGAAATTGAGCCGTTTCCCATTCGAGTGACCACCAAGCGTCTGCCTTTTATGAAGCACTACGGAAACATCTCCGCTATGGACGGCGGCAGGATCGAACCCGTGGACATCATCACCTTCGGCTCACCGTGCCAGGACATGAGCGTGGCAGGCCGAAGAGACGGCTTGGACGGAGCGCGTTCCAGCCTTTTCTATGAAGCCGTCCGAATCATCAAAGAAATGAGGTGTGCCACCGATGGCAAATATCCAAGATGGATCTGTTGGGAGAATGTTCCCGGCGCCTTCTCCTCGAACAAGGGTGAGGACTTCAAAGCCGTCCTCGAAGCGGTCATCGGCATCGCCGAGCCGAATGCCCAGGTGCCTATGCCTGAAAAGGCACAATGGCCCTACGCCGACCTATACATGGGAGATGGATGGAGCGTTGCGTACCGAACTCTTGACGCACAATACTGGGGAGTTCCCCAACGCAGACGCCGCATCTACCTTGTCGCAGATCTTGCAGGCAGAGGTGCCGGAAAAATACTATTTGAGTCAGAGGGCTTGTCTGGGTATTCTACGGAGGGCTTCCGCACGTGGCAAAGAGCTGCCGGAAGTTTTACGCCTTGCGCTGGAGCGACAGGCTTCGATGGATACAACGGCAGTCTGACGGATGACACTTCCGCCACCCTCGGCGTGAACTGTGGAATGTCCACCGGTCGCAACGGCATCGTGCTGAACGACCAAGGCGTCAACCGCATGGACATCACAGAGGAGGTTACCTCGACGCTCCGAGCGGAAGCACACCATCCGCCCTGCGTGATGGAATCGGCAGGCTTCTGCACCGAGCATTCCGCAAAGAGCCGCACCATCGGCTATGAGGAAGAGTGTTCTCCCACGCTCCGTGCAGGCGTTGTTCCTGCGGCGGTGTCACTGGAAAACCATCCGACCGACAGCAGAGTCAAACTTTCCGAGGACGGCAATGTGCAGACGCTGACCTCACGTATGGGTACGGGCGGCAACAATGTACCGCTTGTCATGAAAATACGCTCCGGCTGTGAAGGCGGCGGCAAGGGTCCGCTCATCCAGGAGAACAAATCCGCAACCCTGTCCTGCAACAACGACCAGACGCTGTTTGAGCCTTGCGGTTGGGACGGCGGGCAAGTTTCTCCAACCCTCACCAAGCAGAATGCCGGAGGAAATCAGCGGATGCCGGACAAGGACAATTTTACCTGTGTCCTTCAGCCCTTCGGGATCTCCTCCAAGGACTCCAATGCTATGAAGTCGGATAATCCCCACAGCGGCATCTACGAAGCCGAAACCGCACGGACGCTTGATGGCAACGGCGGCAACCCCTCCTGCAATCAGGGCGGCATTGCGGTGGTTGCTTTCACGCAGAATCAGCGTAATCAGGTTCGTGACCTCGGAGACCGCTCCGCTGTGGTGTGCGCCAACGCAGGGACGAAACAGCAGACCTTTGTGCTGCAAGGCTCCATGATCGGTCGTGAGAACAAAAACGGTCCCCAAGGTGACGGCATCAACGAAGATGTATCGTTCACCCTCAATACCGTTGACCGCCATGCCGTATACAGCATGACCACGGGCAGTTTCACGCAGGTGGCGGAAGAAAAAGCACCGACTGTCCTTGCACGGGATTATAAAGACCCGACCGCCGTCTGCTACGGCATAGGCAGAGATACCTTCAATCAAGGGCAGAATGCCAAGTTCGCGCCGACCTTTGAAGAAGAACTGCAGCCGACACTGGTGGCAAAAGGTCCGGGAGCCATCCAAAGCGGATACACCGTCCGGCGTTTGACACCCACCGAGTGCGCCAGACTTCAAGGCTTCCCGGACAACTGGTGCGCCGACCTCGGCACGGAAAAACCGTCCGATGAGGAAATGTACTTCTGGCACAAGGTGTTCAAGACCTACTCCGAAGTGACCGGCTGCAAGATGAAGTCCGACAAGCAGGTCGCAAGGTGGCTGAAAGATCCGTATTCCGACAGTGCGGAATATAAGATGTGGGGCAACGGCGTTGCACTTCCGTGCGTATGGTTTGTGCTCTGCGGAATTGTGTGGTATGCACAGTCAGGCGGCGATAATGTGCCGATATAATCTACACCGGAAATGTGCAGATATAGCTGGATAAGTGCCCACCCTGACGGTAATATGTGACTACCAAAAATCAAGGAGGTCACTTAAATGACGATTACAATCCATGCCCAGGGTGCGGAGCGCAAGCGGCTGGCTAAGACCATCTCTGACTGGCTCGGCGTTCCCGCAAAATATTGCGGCGCACCCACATTCAACTATGAGGTGGATTACTTCACCATCGACCGAACCGGCAGTCTTTCCTTTGATGACCGTGCCGACAGTGAGGTCATTGAACGCCTGCTGCAGCACATCTACGATGAGGGCTTTGACATCGACCAGAACCACACTGATGACGAGGACGAGCCTTGCGCCGTCTGCATTTCCATGCCGAAGAGTCTGTTCACCGACAGCAATCTGGAAAACCTCAAGGCACTCATTGCCGCCAAGGGTGGTCTTATCAAGAAAGCTCTCGGAGTCCCTGACCTGCCACTGGAAATCACGGACACGAAGGTATCCTTCCCTTGGTTCCCGGCGACTCCAACCCCGGACGAGATGAAAGCCTATGACACCTTTATTTGCAAGCTGTGCGAGATGGCACGGAATCAGAAACGGATTAACGCAACGGAAAAGCCGACCGACAATGAGAAATATGCATTCCGCTGCTTTCTCCTGCGGCTTGGCTTTATCGGTGCGGAATACAAGACCGCTCGAAAAATCCTGCTGAAGAACCTCTCCGGCTCTTCGGCTTTCAGAAACGGAGGTGCGCAGCATGAGATTTCCGAGTAAAGAGACGGTCGAGCGTATCCGTAAGGAATACCCGGTCGGCACCCGTGTGGAGCTTGTTCAGATGGATGACCCACAGGCACCGCCTGTCGGCACGAAAGGCACCGTGCGAGGTGTGGATGACATCGGCAGCATCATGGTTGCCTGGGATAACGGCTGCGGTCTGAGCGTGGCTTACGGCGAGGACATCTGCCGGAGGTGCGACAATGACTGAGAAAGTCCGAGAGCAGATCCTCGCCATCCGCAAGACCGGCCGCACGAATATGTTTGATGTGCCGATGGTACAGTACATTGCCAATGAGATGCGGTTTTACGAGCTGGTGGTATTCCTCGAAGAACACCGCAGCGAGTATGTGCATTTCATCCTCACGGGCGAATGCAAACCGCTGTAATATACACAGTTTTTACTCCGAATGATTGTGTAATATATTCTCCGAAATGACTGGATATATCTCGGGCATGACGGTAATATACACTCACAACAAAACAAACGGAGGTACACGGTTATGTGGAAAGAAAGCAGCATCAAGGTAAACGGCGAGGTTTTTCACTACTGGATGAAGCAGTACGACAAAGGCTCCGAGTGGGGTATCGACGGCGGACGCATTTCCAAGCTCATGCTCAAGCGGAACGGCAAAATCGTCTGCAACTACGACAGAGGATGGGACATCGAACCCGCCGATGAGAACACGCAGCTTGCGCTGGAGCTTTTGCTCCACAGCGAGAACTGGTAAGCCACAACAACTCAAAGCAACGGCTCCGAAAGGGGCTGCTGCTCGTTATACGGAAGGTCGCACCGATTTCGGTGGCGGCTATTTTTATACCCTTTGGAAAAAATGAAAAGCACCTACCATTTCTGATAGATGCTTTTCCTGCTCAAAAGCGCAGATCAGTCGAAATCATAGGGGTTGCTGTAGCACATCCAGTCAAGATCTGCGTTCAACCCAAGTTCGTCGAACAACGCTGCCTGCCGCTTTGCTTCCTGCTTACGAGTTGACTTTTTGGTCTTTTTCTCGTTTGCAATTCTGGCTTGGTAGGCTTTGTTGTTCGGATTGTGCTGATTGGCATAATCATCGAGCTGCTTTTGAGTGTGTGTCTTAGCGGACACGCCTTTTTTGATAGCCATGGCTGTTTCTCCTTTCTCCTTGACAACCGCTCCTCGGCTACGCACGGAATAGCGGACAATATGTCACCTTCTAAGCTGAACCCGGCAGATCCTTGCCTGATTATTCCTGCATTTAATCGAGTCTCAAGGGTGGAGAATGATTTTTTTCAAGAAAAATCACTGCATATATTATATGCGAAAATATTCTTAAAAGCAACAGATTACAAGAAATTGTGCGCCTTGGAGGTGAGCATTACGAGAAACCTGAAGAACTACAAGCCGACAAGGTTCATGGAGAAAACTTCCCACTATGATACGGACGCTGCGGATTACGCCGTCATGTTCATCGAGAGCCTCTGCCATACCAAGGGCACCTGGGCGAGAAAACCCTTCGAGCTTATTGACTGGCAGGAGCAGATCATCCGGGACATCTTTGGTGTCCTCAAGCCGAACGGCTATCGGCAGTTCAATACCGCCTACATCGAGATTCCGAAAAAGCAGGGCAAGTCCGAGCTTGCTGCTGCGGTGGCGCTTCTGCTCACCTGCGGTGACGGAGAGGAACGAGCCGAAGTCTACGGCTGTGCTGCGGACCGTCAGCAGGCATCCATCGTTTTCAATGTGGCGGCTGACATGGTGCGGATGTGTCCGGCACTCTCCAAACGGGTCAAGATACTGGATTCCCAGAAGCGGCTCATTTATCAGCCAACGGGCAGTATCTACCAGGTGCTCTCCGCCGATGTCGGTAATAAGCACGGTTTCAACACCCACGGCGTGGTGTTTGACGAGCTGCACACCCAGCCGAACCGCAAGCTCTTTGATGTTATGACGAAAGGCTCCGGTGACGCTCGTATGCAGCCGCTGTATTTCCTCATCACCACGGCCGGCAATGATACGAAGTCCATCTGCTATGAGATACATCAGAAAGCAAAAGATATCATTGAGGGTCGCAAAATCGACCATACATTCTATCCCGTCATCTACGGTGCAGAGGAATCGGACGATTGGACAGACCCGAAGGTTTGGAAGAAAGCCAACCCGTCCCTCGGCATCACGGTCGGCATCGACAAGGTGAAGGATGCCTGCGAGTCTGCCAAGCAGAACCCCGGCGAGGAGAACTCCTTCCGACAGCTTCGTTTGAATCAATGGGTCAAGCAGGCGGTGCGTTGGATGCCAATGGACAAGTGGGATAAATGCGAGTTTGCGGTCAGCGAGGACGATCTGGAAGGCCGTGTCTGCTACGGCGGTCTGGACTTGTCTTCAACAACGGACATTACGGCATTCGTTCTGGTATTCCCACCGGAAGATGATAACGACAAATACGTCATCCTGCCGTACTTCTGGATACCGGAAGACAACCTCGATCTCCGAGTCCGGCGTGACCATGTGCCATACGATGTGTGGGAGCGGCAGGGCTTTTTACAGACCACGGAAGGCAATGTTGTTCACTATGGCTACATCGAAAAGTTCATCGAAAGCCTGGGCGAACGCTTCAACATCCGGGAGATTGCCTTCGACCGTTGGGGCGCTGTACAGATGGTGCAGAATCTTGAGGGCATGGGCTTCACGGTCGTTCCTTTCGGACAGGGCTTCAAGGATATGTCCCCGCCCACAAAGGAGCTGATGAAGCTGGTGCTGGAACAGCGCATCGCCCACGGCGGGCATCCTGTCCTCCGCTGGATGATGGACAACATTTTCATCCGCACCGACCCTGCCGGAAACATCAAACCGGACAAGGAGAAGTCCACAGAGAAAATCGACGGTGCCGTGGCAACAATCATGGCACTGGATAGATCCATCCGCTGCGGCAACAACACCGCCGAATCTGTTTATGATAACCGAGGATTATTGTTTATTTAAATGTACAGTTATGGCTCTCAAAAACAGACTTATCATCTGCTGAATCATAGTAGTTTTCTGCCGCTGAACAGAGTTTATCTATAAGATAATCGACAACAATGGATGTCTCAGCGGAAGTTGAATTTACCTTATATTGATAGCCATAACCGTTTAGCTGATCCGGAGACAGTAAACTGAACTTCGTAATCTGTGCATTTTTTCCCGCTGGTTGTGTAAGGAGATCGTCGTTTCCGCTGTGCAAAAACGCACAGCGTAATGCATATAGCAAGTCCCCATTCAATTCGGCTTTTTCGGTACCAAATCCGACATGACAATCGTTGAAGTCAAAATAGTTATCGCACCATTTTGCGTAGCGTTTTCTTCCACTCGATTCAGTCGGATATTCAATCTCTCCACAAATATCTGGGAGAGTCAGTGCTAATGCCAATGCGGATTGAAAAGCTTTATTTGCCACAGCTTCTTTTATATCGTTAATTTTCTCTTTCATGCTATCGCTCCTTTCTTTATGAATTTATTATATCACATTTAGTGTCCCATAAACAGGACAGAAGGAGGATTTATGTCATTATTTTCAGGACTGTTCAAATCGAGAGATAAGCCTCAAGACCGCACATCGGGTAGCAACTACGCCTTTTTTATGGGCGGCACGACTTCCGGCAAAGCGGTGACGGAACGCTCCGCCATGCAGATGACCGCCGTGTATTCCTGCGTTCGAATTCTATCGGAGGCTGTCGCGGGATTGCCACTACACCTATATAAATATACAGACAGCGGCGGCAAGGCAATGGCGCTCGATCATCCGCTCTACCGCTTGCTCCACGATGAGCCGAACCCGGAGATGAGTTCTTTCGTGTTCCGGGAAACCCTCATGACGCACCTTCTCCTCTGGGGCAACGCTTACGCGCAAATCATCCGCAACGGTAAAAATGAAATCGTTGCTTTGTATCCGCTTATGCCGAACAAGATGTCGGTGGACAGAGACGAGAACGGTCGGTTGTACTACACCTATTATCGTGGCAATAACGAAGCCATCAAGAACAAGGAGTACGCCGTAACGCTTCAGCCATCGGAAGTACTCCACATCCCCGGCTTGGGCTTTGACGGTCTTGTCGGCTACAGCCCCATCGCTATGGCGAAGAATGCCATCGGCATGGCTATCGCCTGTGAGGAGTATGGTGCAAAGTTCTTCGCCAATGGTGCTGCACCGGGCGGTGTGTTGGAACACCCCGGTACGATCAAAGACCCGCAGCGTGTGCGGGAGAGCTGGCAGTCCACCTTCGGCGGCAGCGGCAATGCCAATAAAATCGCCGTGCTTGAGGAAGGCATGAAATACACGCCCATCGGCATCTCGCCGGAGCAGGCCCAGTTCCTTGAAACACGCAAATTCCAAATCAATGAGATCGCTCGAATTTTCCGAGTGCCGCCCCACATGGTGGGCGACCTGGAAAAGTCGAGCTTTTCTAATATTGAGCAGCAGTCCTTGGAGTTTGTGAAATACACCCTTGACCCGTGGGTCATCCGCTGGGAGCAGTCCATTCAACGCTCCCTGCTGAACTCCGAGGAAAAGAAGAAGTGCTTTGCAAAATTCAATGTGGAAGGTCTGCTTCGCGGCGACTATCAGAGCCGCATGAACGGGTACGCCATCGGGCGGCAGAACGGCTGGATGTCCGCCAACGACATCCGAGAGTTGGAAAACCTCGACCGTATCCCAGCAGAGGATGGCGGCGATTTGTACCTCATTAACGGCAATATGCTCCCGCTGAAAAATGCCGGGGCTTTTGCAAATACACCTACCGATGACGGAAAGGAGGAAAAATCCGATGAAGAAATTCTGGAATTGGAAGACCCGAACGGTGACCAATCAGGAGGCACAGGAGCAGGTTCAGGAGAGGACGATGTTCCTGAACGGGACCATCGCCGAGGAAAGTTGGTTTGACGATGATGTCACCCCGCAGCTTTTCAAGGACGAGCTCATGTCTGGCAGTGGCAACATCACCGTGTGGATCAACAGTCCCGGTGGTGACTGCGTGGCGGCGGCTCAAATCTACAATATGCTCATGGACTACAAGGGTGATGTGACCGTGAAAATCGATGGCATTGCGGCATCCGCAGCATCCGTCATCGCTATGGCAGGCACGAAGGTGCTGGTGTCCCCGGTGTCTATGCTTATGATCCACAACCCCATGACAGCGGCATTCGGCAATTCGGACGAGATGCAGAAAGCTATCGAGATGCTCTCAAGCGTTAAGGATTCCATCATCAACGCCTATGAGATCAAGACGGGGCTGTCTCGTGCAAAACTGTCTCATCTCATGGATGCCGAAACATGGATGGACGCAAACAAGGCTGTGGAACTCGGCTTTGCGGACGAAATCATGCAAAGAAGCCTGGAATCCGAAGAGGTGCCCACATCAGCCGTTTCCATGCTGTATTCCAAGGCGAATGTGATGAACTCTCTCATGGAGAAGATCGCCGCAAAATGCGCCATCACCCCGAAATCCAACCGTACACAAAAAGCCGATGACCTTATGGAGCGGCTCAATCTCATTAAAAACTGGAGGTAATTCAATATGACTATCAACGAACTGCGTGAAAAGCGCAACAAGGCTTGGAACGCTGCAAAGGCATTTGTGGAAACCAAGCGCGACAAGGACGGCCTTCTTTCCGAAGAGGATGCCAAGACCTATGCTCAGATGGAAAAGAAGGTGCAGGACTACGGTGCCGAGATTGAGCGCATGGAAGCCATGTCCGCAATGGAAGCACAGCTGAATAAGCCCACTTCTTCTCCCATTACTGAGAAGCCCATGAACGGCAAGTCCACCGCTGACGAGAAGCCCAAGACCGGCCGTGCTTCCGACGCCTACCGCACCGGAATGCTTACCGCCCTTCGCAGCAACTTCCACCAGGTGAGCGATGTCCTTCGCGAGGGTGTTGACGCTGACGGCGGCTACCTCGTACCCGAGGAGTATGATTCCCGCCTCATTCAGACGCTTTCCGAGGAAAACATCATGCGAAAGCTCGGTCACACCATCACCACATCCGGTGAGCACAAGATCAACATTGCAGCGACTGCGCCTGCCGCTGCGTGGATTGAGGAAGGCGGCGCACTCTCTTTCGGTGACGCAACCTTTGCACAGATCCTTCTGGACGCGCACAAGCTCCATGTCGCTATCAAGGTGACCGAGGAACTGCTCTACGACAATGCGTTCAAGCTGGAGGATTACATTCTTACCGAGTTTGGCAAGGCACTCGCCAATGCCGAGGAGGACGCATTCCTCAACGGCACCGGTGTCGGTCAGCCCCTCGGTCTGTTTGCGGAAACCGGCGGTGGTCATGTGGCAGAAACGCTTACTGCCGCACTCAAGAGCGATGACCTCATCACCCTCATCCATGCGCTGAAGCGTCCCTACCGCAAGTCTGCCTCTTTCATCATGAACGACAAGACTATCGCGCAGATCCGCAAGCTGAAGGACAACAACGGTGCATACATCTGGCAGCCTTCCTACCAGGCAGGCGAACCGGATCGTATTCTCGGCTACACGGTTCACACCTCTGCGTATGCTCCGGAGAATGCTATTGCGTTCGGCGATTACAGCTACTACAACATCGGCGACCGCGGCACCCGTTCCTTCAAGCAGCTCAATGAGCTGTTCGCGGGCAACGGCATGATCGGTTTCGTTGCCAAGGAGCGTGTGGACGGCAAACTCATTCTCCCCGAAGCCGTTCAGATTCTCAAGCTGAAAACCGAATAAGGAAGGAGGCGGCGGTGATGGACGAGCTTCTTTCCAAAGTGAAAGCCAACCTTATCCTGGAACATACGGCGGATGATGCCCTGCTGAAAAGCTACATCACCGCCGCTGTTTCTTACGCCGAAAGCTACCAGCACATCCCAGAAGGGTACTACAAAGAGAACCCTATGCCAGCCACCACAGAGCAAGCCGTCATCATGCTGTCGTCCCACTTCTACGAAAGCCGGGACGGCAGCACGGGCGGCTTTTTTGCAGATAACACCGGAGCGGCACAGCAGGTGTGGAACACGGTCAATCTGCTGCTCCGCTTGGATAGGCGGTGGCAGGTATGAGTTTCGGAAAGATGAACGGCTTTGCCGACATTGTGGAAACCCGCCAAGTCAAAGACAGCGAGGGTTTCACCTATTCCGAGGATGAAGTCCTCGCTTCCGTCCGTGTGTACCGGGAAGGCCGGCACGGCAGTCAGCGTTGGGCGAACCTCGCTGCATTCAGTGAAGCGACCGACCTGTTCCGCTTTCGGTGTATTCCTGGGCTGACGGTCACTACCGACCATTTCCTCATCTGCGATGACTGCCGCTACGACATTGTGTCCGTGGAGGATGTAAAGGGGCGTGGAATGTACATTGAGGTGCTGGCAAAGAAGGAGGTGCCGACCGTTGGCTAAGTGCGACATGAAAATGCCGGAGGATTTCCTTCTGAAGATATCCAAGCTCGGCAGCAATTTTGACAGCGTGGCAGATACCGTCCTGCAGGCCGGTGGCGAGGTGGTGCTGAAGAAGGTCAAAAGCAATCTTTCCTCCGTTATCGGCAGAGGGACAAAGTTCAAATCCCGCACCACGGGCGAACTGGAAGGCGCACTCGGCCTTTCTCCCTCCAAGCTGAACCGGGACGGCAACCACGACATCAAGGTCGGTTTCGCTGAGCCTCGCTCGGACGGCGGAAGCAATGCCAAACTTGCCAACATTCTCGAATACGGCAAGCACGGTCAGCCTGCAAAACCGTTTCTGAAACCTGCGAAAACGGCATCTCGGCAGGAGTGCATCGATGCCATGACCAAAGCACTGGGTGAGGAGGTGGAAAAGCTGTGAGCCTGCTATCCGATTTACAAACCATCGTCGAAAGCTGCGGCGTATCCGTGGAAACGGGTGTGTTCTCCGGCAAAGCGCCGGACACCTATTTGGTCATCACGCCGCTGTCGGACAGCTTTGAGCTTCACGCCGACAACACCCCCGGCTGTGAGACACAGGAGGCACGGCTGTCCCTCTTCACAAAGGGCAGCTATACCAAGCTGAAAAATTCACTTGTCCGTGCCTTGCTTGGTGCGGACTTTTATATTACCGACCGCCGGTACATCGGCTTTGAGGCCGAAACCGGCTACCATCACTACGCCATTGATGTGGCGCAAATCTACGAACTGGAGGAATGAATCATGGCAACGATCGGTCTTGACAGACTGTATTACGCAAAAATCACCGAGAACGACGCCGGTGAGGAAACCTACGGTACGCCGTCCCAGCTTGCCAAAGCCATCTCCGCTGACCTTTCGGTGGAACTGGCAGAAGCGACGCTCTATGCCGATGACGGCGCTTCGGAGATCGTGAAGGAATTCAAATCCGGCACACTCTCCCTCGGCATTGACGATATCGGCTCTGCGGCGGCATCCGACCTCACGGGTGCAACCATCGACAAGAACAAGGTGCTGATTTCCGCATCCGAGGACGGCGGCGACCCTGTGGCGGTGGGCTTCCGCGCCAAGAAGTCCAACGGCAAGTACAAGTATTACTGGCTGTACCGCGTGAAATTCGGTATTCCGGCGACGAACCTTGCCACCAAGGGCGACAGCATTACCTTTTCTACGCCGACCATTGAGGGCACCATTCTTCGCCGCAACAAGGCAGACGCAGGCGGCAAGCACCCGTGGAAGGCAGAGGCACTGGAGGGCGATGTGCCCACTGCGACCATCACGAACTGGTATAAGGAAGTCTATGAGCCGACCTATACCACGACACCCGAAAAACAGGGTTAACGGAGGTAACGCACAATGGATAACGAAAGAACCGCAGTCATCACGATCGGTGAAGAGGAATACACACTCCTGCTTACCACCAAGGCTACCAAGGAGATCGCCGGTCGCTATGGCGGGCTGGAAAACCTCGGCGAGAAGCTGATGAAGTCCGAGAACTTTGAAATGGCCATCGGAGAGATCGTGTGGCTCATCACGCTTCTGGCAAATCAGAGCATCCTCATTCACAACCTCAAGGATAAAGAGCATCCCAAGGAGCTGCTCACGGAGGATGTGGTGGAGCTTCTGACCACGCCCCTCGACCTCGCCGGATACAAAACCGCCATTACGGAGGCGCTCTACAAGGGCACCAAGCGGAATGTGGAAAGCGAGAAAGACGCAAAAAACGCGCAAGTCGGGTAACGGTCTCCGATGCGGAGCTGTTTACCCGGCTTCTCTATTACGGCCTTGCCCACCTGCATCTCAGCCAGGATGAGGTGTGGCTGATGCCGTTCGGTCTGCTGCTGGATCTGTGGGAGTGCCACAAACAGTATAACGGGCAGGCTGTTCCTGCTCACGAACACTACATTGACGATATTATCCCGGATGGCATTTAAGGAGGTGACGGTACATGGCAGACAGTTTCGGACTGAAGATCGGTCTTGAGGGTGAAAAAGAGTTCAAAAAAGCACTGGCGGACATCAACCAGTCCTTCAAGGTGCTCGGCTCCGAGATGAAGCTCGCCACCTCTCAGTTCGATAAAAACGATAAATCCGTGGAGGCTCTCGCCGCACGGAACAAGGTGCTGCGAAAAGAGATCGACGAGCAGACAACAAAAATCGACACCCTTCGCAAGGCTCTGCAGAATGCCGCCACCTCCTTTGGAGAGAACGACCGCCGCACCCAGAACTGGCAGATCCAGCTCAACAATGCCGAAGCCGCCCTCAACGACATGAACCGTGAGCTGGACGAGAACGAGAAAGCCATCAAGGAGGGCGGCAAGGCTGCGGAGGAATCCGGCAGTAAGTTTGAAGGCTTCGGCAAGGTTCTCAAAACCGTAGGTGTGGCACTCGGTGCTGTGGCTGTTGCTGCAGGTGCCGCCGCCGTAAAGCTCGGCAAAGAGGTCATCGCCGCCTATGCTGACTATGAGCAGCTGGTCGGCGGTGTTGACACTCTGTTCAAGGACTCCTCGCAGGAGATCCAGCGGTATGCCGCCAACGCATACAAAACGGCAGGACTTTCTGCCAACGAGTACATGGAGACGGTCACGGGCTTTTCCGCAAGCCTCATCCAGTCTCTCGGCGGCGATACCGAAAAGGCCGCAAAGTATGCGGATATGGCAATCACGGATATGTCCGATAACGCCAACAAGATGGGCACGGATATGTCCTCCATTCAGAATGCCTACCAGGGTTTTGCCAAGCAGAACTACACGATGCTCGACAACCTCAAGCTGGGCTACGGCGGTACAAAGCAGGAAATGGAACGCCTGCTTGCCGATGCGGAGAAGATATCCGGCGTCAAGTACGATATCTCTTCCTACGCAGATGTGGTGGAAGCCATCCATGTCATGCAGGAAAGCATGGACATTGCGGGTACGACCGCCAAGGAAGCGGAAGCCACCATTTCCGGCTCTGTCAATGCGCTGAAATCCGCCGTGTCGAACCTCATCGTAGGCTTTGGTGATGCGGACGCTGACATGGAGCTGCTGTGCAACAACATGGTGGATGCCTTCAAGACCGTGGTGGCGAACATCACCCCGGTTATTGAGAACATCGTGGCGGCTCTGCCCACGGCGCTGGATGCTCTGCTGACGGCTGTGGGTGAACTGCTGCCCACACTGCTGGAGGCGGTCACCGAACTGTTCTCGCAGGTGCTGGAAACGCTGCTGTCCCTGCTTCCGCAGCTTATTCCGGCGGCGGTGTCCGCACTTATGACCATCGTGAACACGCTGATCGAGAATCTGCCCCTGCTTATTGAGGCTGCGGTTCAGCTGGTGTCTACACTTGTGACCGGCATTGCTGATGCGCTGCCCACGCTCATTCCGGCAGCGGTGCAGGCTATCGTTACCATCGTGCAAGGGCTGGTGGACAGTCTGCCGATGCTCCTGGATGCTGCGCTGCAGCTTATCACGGGACTGGCGCAGGGACTCTTGGACGCAATACCCGTGTTGATTGCCGCTCTGCCGGAGATCATCAACGGCATCATTACCTTTCTGCTGGACTCCATCCCGCAGATCATTGAAACGGGCATTCAGCTTCTGACCTCGCTGGTGACTGCCTTGCCAGAGATCATTATGGCAATCGTGGAAGCCATTCCAAAAATCATTGACGGCATTATCAACGCGGTGCTGAATGCGATACCGCTCATTATTCAAGCGGGCATCGACCTGCTGATCTCGCTAATACAGGCTTTGCCGCAAATCATTACGACCATCGTACAGGCGATTCCGCAAATCATCTCCGGTATTGTCAACGCTCTGGTCGGGAACATCGACAAGATCATCATGGCAGGTGTGCAGTTGTTCGTTGCGCTGATTGAAAACCTACCTACTATTATCGTGGAGATCGTCAAAGCGGTGCCGCAGATCATTGCGGGTATCGTGAAAGCCTTCGGTTCTCTGATGTATAAGATCGTAGAAATCGGCGGCAACATCGTAAAAGGTCTGTGGAGCGGTATTACCCAGCTTGCCTCGTGGCTGTGGGACAAGGTGTCCGGGTGGATTTCCTCCATCTGGGACGGTATCTGCGATTTCTTCGGTATCCATTCGCCCTCAAAGGAAATGGCATGGGTCGGTGAAATGCTGGTCAAGGGTCTGGCTGGCTCCATTGACGACAACGGCGATGAAGCGGTCAAAGCCGCAGAAGGTATGGCCGAGGACATCAACGGTGTCATGGGCGACCTTGCCCACGATATGCAGACGGCTTTGCCAACCGACTTTGGCGTGAACGGCTCGATTCGCTCCACCGTGGACGGTGTCATCGGTAAGGCGGCATCTGCTTTCACCATCGCCCTGAACATCACGAACTTCAACAATTACAGCAGCGAGGATATCCGTCAACTCACCAACGAAGTCATGGAAACGGCGAATCAGTTCGCCCAGCGGAAAGGAGTGGTGTTCGCATGACCTATTTTACCTACAACGGCCGCAGTTCCGCTGAGTTCGGTCTGCATATCGAGAAGAAGGACGTGTTCTCCGCACCGGAATACGATGCGGAGTTTATTTCCATTCCCGGCAGGAGCGGTGACATCATCAATCCGAACCGCCGCTTTGCCAACATCAAGGTGACCTACACAGTGTTCCTCGCTCGGAACAATATAGCCGCACTTGCCGCTGTCCTGCGGGACATTAAGGGCTGGCTTTATTCCGAGCCGGACAAATACCATGAGATCACCGATTCCTACGATGCAGAATATTTCCGATATGGCGTTATTTCCGGTACTCTGGACATTGAGGAGCAGCTGAATAAAATCGGCTGCTTCACCGTGACCTTCAACTGCAAGCCGTTCAAATACAGCTATGAGGGTCAGCAGACCATAGCGGCAGATGGTGCAAACTTGTCTGTCACAAATCCATATGCTTTTGTAAGTAAGCCGTATATCAAGTTATATGGCAGCGGTGCGGTAGCACTATCCGTTCAGCCGGAGAGTCAGGGCATGACTGCTTGGACGATCTCCGGCATTGATGAATATATCGAAATCGACAGCGAACTTATGAACTGCTACAAAGACACGGTCCTCAAAAACGATACGGTCAAAGGTGCAGCGTTTCCGGTTCTCAAGCCTGGGAACTGCACGATTGCCTGCACTGGCGATGTGACCAGAATTGAAGTCGTCCCAAGGTGGTGCTGCCTATAAAACTCCTTCCGGGTGTGGGTGATTGAAAAGTTCACAGATTCATGATATACTTTTATAAGTATATTTGTGTACAGAAGAGGTGAGCAATTGAAAAAGAAGCTTATCCTTATTGGTATAGCAATATTGGTAGTTTTGCTTACAACATGGACAATTTGGGGAAATGTGACCGTAGGTATTACGCATTATACTGTTTTGAGCGAGAAAATCCCTGCGGCTTTCAATCATTACAGGATTTCCGTTGTATCCGACTTACACAACGCACATTTTGGGAAAAACAACGGTAATGTTGTCTCTCTTATTGAAGAACAAAAGCCAGATATGATCGCTATAACCGGCGATTTGGTGGATTCGAGCAAGACCAACATTGAAATTGCGGAAAGCCTCATACAACGACTTGTTAAAATTGCACCATGCTATTATGTGACCGGAAACCATGAGGCTTGGATCGGCGAAAAATATCAGGAGCTTGAGAAGAAACTAATTGACGCAGGAGTTATCGTTCTCCATGATGAGTCGATGGAACTTACGAAAAACAATGAAACGATACTGCTTGCCGGTCTGGATGACCCCGATTTTACCGACCGGGATTCATCCATACAAGAAAGTATCCTGAAAGCCAAGCTCGGAGAAATGAATCTGACAGGCGAGTATTGCGTACTGCTGTCACACAGACCGGAAACATTTAGCGCCTATGTATCTGAGAATATTGACTTAGTATTAAGCGGACACGCGCATGGCGGGCAGTTCCGATTGCCCTTAATTGGAGGAATTGTTGCGCCGAATCAAGGCTTTTTCCCGAAATATGATGCCGGGAAGTACTCCGAAAACAATACGACCATGATAGTGAGCCGGGGTATCGGCAACAGTATTATCCCCATTCGGTTCAATAACAGGCCGGAAATTATTGTTGTTGAACTCCAAAGCAAATAAAGTTTTCGTTATTAAATACAACTCATTCGCCACCAGGGAGCGATCCCCGGTGGTATTTTTATGCCCGGAAGGAGGTGACAGCCTATGATTCCAGTCCTATACCCGCCCAACGCCACGGATTTTTTCACCTTCGGTCTGGGTGTGTTGACGGACACCATCTCCTGTGAGGTCACCGAGGAGCGAAACGGTGTGTTTGAGTGTCTGCTCAAATACCCGGTCAGCGGTCAGCACTATGGGCTTATCACCAAGGAGTGCATCATCAAGGCAAAACCCAATGACACCGCCGCCGACCAGGCATTCCGTATTTACCGCATTACAAAGCCCTTAAACGGCATCGTCACCATCTACGGTCAGCACATCTCCTATGACCTTGCCAATGTGCCGGTACTTCCGTTTTCCACCGAGAGCCGCTCTCCGCAGCTCATTCTCTCGCAGCTCCTTGCTGGAGATACACGCTTCACGGGCTGGACGGACTACTCGGATGCAAAGGTGTTTTCCGTCATGCAGCCGAAAAGTGTCCGCGCCTGCCTCGGCGGCACAGAAGGCTCTATGCTTTCCCAATGGCACGGTGAATTTGAGTGGGACAACTTCACGGTGAAGTTCCATTCCCACCGTGGGCAAAAAACAGGCGTGGTCATTGAATACGGCAAGAACCTCACCTCCTTGGAGCAGGACGAGGACAACAGTGGTGTATATACGGCATTGCTCCCGTATGCCGTGTACACCCCGGAAGGTGCGGACACCGAAACGGTAGTCACGCTGCCGGAGGTAACGCTCCCCATCGTGACCTCGGAGATCGTCCGGGCAAAAACGCTCATCATGGACTTCTCCGACCAGTTTGACGGAGTTGTGACCGAGGAAGCCCTCAGAGCCAAAGCCAACAGCTATATCAAGGCAAATCCGCTGGGAGCGACCATGCCCACGGTCAAGGTGTCCTTTGAACCGCTATGGAAACAGCCGGAGTATTCGGCACTCTTGGAGCGGGTCAACCTCTGCGATACCGTCACCATCCGGCACTCGCTTCTGGGTGTCAGCGTGTCGGCTATGGTCATTGAAACCGTGTACGACACTCTTGCCGAACGGTATGTGAGCATTTCCCTCGGTCAGAGCAAGTCCAGTATGATCACCACCATTTCCGAGGTGCAATCAACGGTTGATAAGGTGGAATCCACGGTGGGACGCTTTCCAAAGCTGCTCCAAACCGCCATAGGAAAAGCCACCGGGCTTATCACCGGTCAGAGCGGCGGCTATGTGGTCATCCACACCAGTGAGGAAAACGGACAGCCCTATGAGCTGCTCATTCTGGACGCACCATCCATTGACGATGCTGTGAATGTCTGGCGGTGGAATGTGGGCGGCTTGGGATTTTCCCATAACGGCTACAACGGTCCCTATGAAACCGCCATCACGGCAGACGGGCAGATCGTTGCGGACTTCATCACTTCCGGCTCTTTGGTGGCGAACATTATCAAGGCAGGTGTTATCCAGTCGCAGGACGGCTCGTCTTATTGGGATTTGGAGAGCGGCGAAGTCGTGCTTCGTGCCTACGCCACCAGCAAGGAGGTCACCGAGGTCAGCGACCGCATTACCACCATCGAGGAGCAGAAAATGCTCCGGCTCGTCATCATCTCGTCCAACGGGAACATCTTCAAGAACGGCAATGTAAAAACGCTGCTTTCCGCCAAGGTGTACTCCTGGGACGAGGACATCACCGACACGCTGGATGCCAACCAGTTTGTCTGGACAAGGGTGTCTGAGGATACGGAAGCGGACAAAGTCTGGAACGAGCAGCATTTCGGCGGCGCAAAGTCCGTGGTCATCACCGGTGCGGATGTCAAAGTCCGCGCCACTTTTTATTGTGACCTCATCGACACCACGACCAGGCAAAGCCTGTTATAACGGAGGAATTCATTATGGCAACCGCAGAACCCACAACAGGAACCGGCAGAGTGCCCGTTCCTGATACAACAACTTTAAAGGAGGCTTCTCACATGAGCAAAGCACAAGGTCAGTTTACCATCATCGACTACAATGACGCACTGACGCTGACGGGGTACATCGGCTCGAACCTCGCCAAGACTCAGATGTATAACCCCGACAACGGCAGTTACACCCCCGACTGGAAAACGAAGAACCTCGTTCTGACACCCAGTCTGTATGTCATCGGCACCACCGCCGACCAGATCGCCACCGCCAATGTCACCTCGGTCAAGTGGTATGTGGGCGACAGCAACACCGCCATCACCGCAGGCACGAACTACGCTCTCAGCGGTGCCAAGAGCCACATCCTCACGGTCAAGGCCAATGTCATGGCAGAACTGCCCGGCATCGACTATCGCTGTGTCATCACTTACAAGGACGAAAGCACCGGTCTGTCGCTGACTCATCCGCTGACCATTTCCTTCTCCCGTGTGGTCAATGGCTCCGGCATCGTTGACCTGCTGGTCACCACGCCTAACGGAAATGTGTTCAAGAACGAGGAAGTCGCCAGTCTGACCGCCAAGGCCGAGCTGTGGCGCGGCTCTACGGTGGACACCACCAAGGTCAGCTACAAGTGGGCGGTCATGGACGCTTCCGTCACCGCCGCTTCTTCCACCGGCTACGATGCAGACTTCGGCATCGGCTGGCGCAAGCTCTCGGATACTGCCGACAAATACACCGGCACGGCCACCAATACGCTCACGGTCTACGCCGCAGCGGTGGACAGCTACGCCGTATTCAAGTGCTGTGCCCAAGACACGGATTCCGCATCCGCTTCTTATAACACGAAGTTTTTCGATGTGGCGACCTTCATCGACAACTCCGACCCGTTGCAGATCATCGTCACCTCCACGGGCGGCGATGTGTTCAAGAACGGTCAGGGCACGACCGTGCTGACTGCCGTCTGCTATCAGGCGGGCTCCGAGGTGGATGCGGCCGGAAACGGCAGTTACACATGGACAAAGTACAACAAGGATGGCGCAATCGACACCTCTTGGGGAACCAACGGCAGCAAGACCGGTAAGACTCTGTCGGTGTCCAGCGCCGATGTGGATACCAAGGCAACCTTCATGGTCGTTGTGGCGCTTTAAGGAGGTGGTGAGATGATCGCATCGGCACAGTTCACGATTATCAGTCTCTGCGATGTGGTCACCTCGGACACGCCGCCGGAGAACCCCTATGAGGGGCAGCTCTGGGTGGATACCTCCGTGACCCCGCCGGAAACGAAAATATGGGACGGAAATGAATGGGTGGTGCAGAACGACATTGAAACGATCCGCACCACCATTTCCATTCTGACCGAGAAGGACGCACAGTTTCAGCAGACCATCGACGGGCTGAACAGCTATGTGGCGACCCTTACCGAAACGGTGGAAACAGTGTCCAATGACCAGGGTGTCCTGGAGGAACGGATACTGAATTCCGAGAGCAGGGTTTCGGAACTGGAACACACGGTGGACGGGCTGTCCGTCACCATGCAGGAGCAGTACATCGGCGGCATCAACTATGTGCAGAACTCTTCCGGGCTGAACGGCATCACGGATGATTGGAGCTACTCCGGTACGGTGAAAACGGACACTTCCACCGATACGCAGAACAACACCATTTCCGACTCCTGCTTTGTGCTGGGCGCATACTCCTCACTGTCGCAGTACATCCGAGGGGTGGTTCCCGGCACTTATACGATCTCGGTTCGGGCAAAGAAAACCTCGACCATGTCCGGGTATTTCTATGTGACCTACAACGGAAACAAAACCAAGTACCTGTTCAATAAGTCCACGGCGTTTGACTGGACGGATTACTCCGTAACGCTCACGGATGTGACCGACCCCACACTGCGTATTTACTGCTATTGCCGTGATGCGTCCATTTATCTCGCCGACATCATGATCTCCGAAGGAGCAATTCCCCGCAAGTGGACGCCCGCCCCCAACGAGATCTACACTCAGGAGGTCAAGATCGACAAGCGGGGCATCGAGGTATCCAACAGCGCATCGTCCCAGCGGACGGTCATCACGAACACGGAGTTCGCCGGTTATTACAACGATGAGGTGATCTTTACCCTGAACAAGGACGAAACGCAGACTAAGAAAACCACGGTGGACGGCGAGCTGACCGTGGGCAAAACGAAGTTTGTCCCGATGCCAACGGCGTCCGAAGGGCTGAACATCGTCATTCTGGATTAAGGAGGGAAAGCTATGGCAACTTGGAAAAGCGCGGCATACGATGGGCGCTATCTTCAACTGGACATTTCGGAAAGCGTGAATGTGGTCGGTAACAGCTCGACACTTTCCTGGACGCTGACCTCTACCGGTGGCGCATCCACTTACTACACCATTGACACGACCACTGTAACGATCAATGGTACGACCGTATACTCAAAGGACCGTACCTATTGGGATGACCGTGTTTTCCCGGCAAAGAAAGGTTCTGTCAGTGGCACGATTACTGTAGCTCACGACAGCAACGGCAGCAAAACGATTGCGGTCGGATTCTCGACCCGTGTTTATATCTACGGTTCACAGGAATACGGCGGCAGCATGACGCTGACTACCATTGACCGCTCTGCTCCCACAGTTACATTCAGTACATCGAATGTCACGGCAAACGGGTTCAAAATCTCCGCGACATCCTCGGCCACGGCGGACATCTGGCAGTACAGCACAAACGGCGGTTCGAGCTGGACGCAGTTCTCAACGACGGCATCCACCAGTGCCAGTGTGACGATCACCTCGCTCTCACCGAATACAAGCTACACGGTGAGGGTCAGAGCAAGGCGGCAGTACAACCATGTCTACGGCACTTCCGGCAGTTCCACGGTCAAGACGCTGGGCGGTGCTGTGGTGAATAGTGTCAACACGGTGACGGCGGACAATGCCACGGTTTCCATTACCATCAATGTGACCGTGTACGAAGCCTCCTACACCAATACGCTGGTGCTCAAAAACGGCAGCGCAACCATCCTGACTATTTCCGGGCTTTCCTGGTCGAAGGGCACTGCGAACCGCACAGTCACGCTGACATCGGCGCAGAGGACGACACTGCTGAATGCAATGGCATCCATCAAGTCGTTCACCGGTACCTTTGCGGTTTCGTCTTACAGCGGGTCTACGCAGATCGGCAGTACTTCAAGCAAAACCGCCACTGTACTGACCACGGCGACCAATTCTGCTCCGACCATAAGCGGATTCACTTATGCCGACAGCTACACGACCACAAAGAACCTCACGGGAAACGACCAACTGTTCGTGCAGGACTACTCGACTCTCAAGGTTACACCGGGAACAGCGACTGCGAAGAACGGAGCGTCCATTTCCAACTATACCGCTTCCTGCAACGGTTTATCCGCATCCAATTCAACTGGGTCTGCTATCACGGTCGGAAAAATCGCCAAGTCCGGCAGCGTGACGGTCACGCTCACGGTCACGGACTCCCGCGGCTACACCGCCGAAACTTCACAGACGGTGACGGTCATTCCGTACACCAAGCCGAAAATGTCCTCGATAACGCTCCGGCGAACCAACGATATCGAAGCGGAAATGCAGCTCAAATTCAGTGGCTCTATTTCTGCTGTGACCGTAGACGGGACGCAGAAAAACAGCGTGGTTTATGTGCGGTATCGTTACAAGAAAACCAGTGAGAGCAGTTACGGCAGCTACACCAGCATCTATTCCGGCACGACAAAAAGCGGAACCTCTTTCAGCTACTCCAATTTTGAACTGTGCAATCTGGATGCCAACAGTTCCTACGACTTCCATTTGCAGATCCAAGACAAGCTCTATTCTTTGAGCAGTCTGGATCTGTATTTTACTGTACCGCAAGGGACTCCGCTCATTGCGCTTCGTAAAAAGAAAGTCGGCATCAACACGCCGGACCCGCAGGCCACGCTGGATGTGGACGGCAATATTCACATGAACGGCGTCAATGTCCACGGCAAAATGGGCAGAGTGGACGGCTCGACCACCGACCTCAACAATGTAAAGACTCCCGGCTACTATTTTGCGTATTCCGCTTCCACGGAAAAGCACTTTCCGACCACCACAATCGGTATGCTGGAGGTCTTTCTGCCGGAGAGCTACTTCATTCAGCAGCGGTACACCGTCTATGACGGCTCAAGGATGTATATCCGAGGAAACTATGGCGGCACATGGTCCTTGTGGCACACGGTGTCGCTGACCGCAGTAAGATAAAGAATATTTTTTCGGAATCAAGGCGCTCGGCAGAGTGCCTTTTTTCATACACAAATTCAACTTTCAAAGGAGGACAAACAACATGAAAGAATTCTGGACGACCATTCAGGTGGTGTTCGCCGGAATCGGCGGCTGGCTGGGATGGTTCTTGGGAGGATGTGACGGCTTGCTTTATGCGCTTCTGGCTTTCGTAGTCATCGACTACATCACCGGCATCATGTGCGCCGTGGTGGATAAGAAGCTGTCCAGCGAAGTCGGATTCAAGGGCATTTTCAAAAAGGTGCTCATCTTCGCCCTGGTCGGCATCGGGCATATTCTCGACACCCGCGTCATCGGCAGCGGCTCGGTGATGCGTACTGCCGTCATTTTCTTCTACCTATCGAACGAGGGCGTGTCCCTGTTGGAAAACGCCGCATACCTGGGACTGCCCATTCCGCAGAAGCTGAAATCCGTGCTGGAGCAGCTTCATGACCGCAGTGAAAAGGAGGACGAATAATTAATATGGCTTACACGAACAGTTCCCTGGTGTCCTACACCAAACTCAGTCCCAACCACTCCGGGCAGCGTACTCACAGCATTGACCGCATCACGCCTCACTGCGTGGTGGGTCAGTGCAGCGTGGAGACGCTGGGCAATATCTTTCTGCCAACTTCCAGACAGGCAAGTTCTAACTACGGCATCGGTGCAGACGGTCGGGTCGGATTGTATGTGGAGGAGAAAAACCGCTCCTGGTGCTCTTCCTCCAATGCTAATGACCAGAGAGCCGTCACTATCGAGTGTGCCAGCGACAACACCGAGCCTTACGCTTTCAAAGATGTGGTGTACAAGAGACTCATCGAGCTTTGCACCGATATCTGCAGGCGCAACGGCAAAACCAAGCTGCTCTGGCTGGGCGATAAGGCCAAGACGCTGAACTACACCCCGAAATCCGACGAGATGATTCTGACCGTCCATCGGTGGTTTGCGAACAAAAGCTGCCCCGGCAACTGGATGTATGCCCGTATGGGTGAGCTGGCATCCAAGGTCACGGCGGCTCTCGGCAGCGAGGTGAAGCCGATCGAACCGACCCAGCCCACTGGCACAATCAAAGCAGGCGACCTTGTGACCATCACGGGCAGCACCTACTATAACGGCAAAGCCATTCCCGGCTGGGTGAAGAAGCTCCGCTGGTATGTGGTCGAGGTCAGCGGCGACCGTGCGGTAATCAACAAGGACGAATCCAGCAAGTACGCCATCATGTCGCCGGTCAAGACCTCTGCACTTGCCGTGGCAGGCACGAAACCCTCCGAGAATTACCGCATCCACACCGTGGTGCATGGCGACACCCTCTGGGCAATCGCCAAGAAGTATCTCGGCAACGGCAGCCGCTATAAGGAGATCGTCAGCCTGAATGGGCTGAAAAGCAATGTCATCTACAGCGGTATGAAGCTGAAAATCCCTAACTGATATGAAGCCCATCGAGGATTTTTCTTCGGTGGGCTTTATTTTTTCACCCGTTTTTTCCGAAACGCCATTCTCATGTTCATGGGATAGTGAGGAGGTGGTTCGCACATGACAGACCATCAGAAAACAACGGTAATCGAAATGAGAAAAGCCGGATGCGGCTATTCCGAAATATCCAAAGCTCTGTCTGTTTCAAGAGATACCATTAAGACTTTCTGCCGCAGGAAGAATATCGAATGTGGCAGTCGGAATACCGCCGTACAGAAAGATGTTGAAGGCCTTTGCCCGGAATGTGGCAAGCCGATAACGCAAACCTCCGGCAGAAAACCGAAGCGTTTCTGTTCGCCGGAGTGTAGACAGAAATGGTGGAACGCTCACCCGGAGCGTGTCGGACAGAAAGCGGTTTATGAATATGTTTGTCCCGGATGCGGTCAGTCCTTTACCGCCTATGGAAACAGCCGCAGAAAATACTGTTCCCACGAATGCTATGTGGAGACAAGGTTCAAAGGCGGTGAAGCCCGTGACTAAAGAGCAGATAACAGCGGAAATCAAATATCAGGCAAGCATTGCACCGTTCCGGCTTATGCTGAAAAACGGGCAGATTTCCACAGAGGATTATCGTGTGATAGACACAATACTCACCGAAAAATACCTTCCTGTTTTCGTTCAATTTATTCCTCCGAATTGACTGGATATATTTCAAAATCAGAGTTAATATGTCCGATACCAAAGGAGGGATACAATGAAAAAAACTATCGTAAACATTGCCCCTGCCGTAGCGGAAACCCCTCGTACAAAACGTGTGGCGGCCTATGCCAGAGTTTCCTGCGGCAAGGACACCATGCTGCATTCCTTGGCGGCGCAGATCGATTATTACCGTGACTACATTATGATGAACCCGGAATGGCGGTTTGCCGGAGTCTACGCTGACGAATCGAAAACAGGCACCAAGGACAACCGTGAGCAGTTTCAGCTTCTCTTGACCGAATGCAGGAGCGGAAACATCGATATGGTCATTACCAAGAGCATATCTCGGTTTGCGAGGAACACGGTCACGCTTCTTGAAACCGTGCGTGAACTCAAAAGCCTCGGTATTGATGTTTTCTTTGAAGAACAGAACATTTACACTATGAGCGCCGAGGGCGAAGTAATGCTGACGCTTCTCGCTTCTTTCGCCCAGGCAGAAAGCCTTTCGTGCAGCGATAACTGCAAATGGCGAATCCGCAAGGGCTTTGAGGAAGGACGGGCTTCCACCTGCACCATGCTCGGATACCGTCTGGTGGACGGTGAAATAACACTCGTTGAAGAAGAAGCCGAAACCGCAAAACGCATATTTGATTTATACCTTGTCGGATACGGTCTTCAGAAAATCGCCAACACCTTGAATGAAGAAGGGCTATACAGCATCTTCGGAAACGAATGGCATCCGACAACCGTGCGGAAAGTCCTGACAAACGAGAAATATTGCGGAGACCTTTTGCTTCAAAAAGTATATCGTGAAAACCATCTTACAAAAAGAAAATGCTACAACACCGGTGAACTTCCACAGTATTTTGTCGAGGATGATCATCCGGCGGTGGTTACCAGACAGATCTTTATGGCGGTTCAAGACGAATTGAAACGCAGAGCAAAAGAAAAAACACAGCCGGTTGGTTCGAAAAGCAGTTTTACCGGGAAAATCCGATGCTCATGCTGCGGAAAGAATTATCGCCGAAAGACAACACCTTATAACATCGTCTGGTGCTGTTCGACCTACAACTCCAAAGGAAAGAAATACTGCCCGGACTCAAAGGTCATCCCGGAGGAAACGCTGAAACGGGCGGCGGCAGAAATTTTGAAAACGGACGGATTTTCGGACGAGGCATTTGAAACGCAGATTTGCACGATAGAGGCTCATCCGTGCAATCTGCTCCGTTTCATTTTTACGGACGATTCGACTACGGATTATGTCTGGAAAGACCGCTCACGCTCCGAAAGTTGGACAGATGAAATGAAAGCCGCCGCTGGAAGAAAGACGAAGGAAAGGAACGCAAATCATGGCAAATAAAACAGTCAAAAAGATAGAAGCAACGAAGCCAACGCTGTCGGCACAGTATTCGACCTTCACTCGGAAACGAAAGGTCGCAGCCTATGCCCGTGTTTCAACGGCAAAGGAAGAACAGGAAAACTCCTTTGACGCGCAGGTCAGTTATTACACGCAGAAAATTCAGGCGAACCCGGAATGGGTCTTTGTCGAGGTGTATTCCGATGAGGGTATCACCGGTACGAACACCAAAAAGCGTGACGGCTTCAACAGAATGATAGAAGATGCCCTTGCCGGGAAAATAGACCTCATTCTCACCAAGTCCGTCAGCCGCTTCGCACGAAACACAGTCGACAGCCTGGTCACCATCCGGCAGCTCAAGGAGAAAGGTGTGGAGGTTTTCTTTGAAAAAGAGAACATTTACACCCTCGATGCCAAAGGCGAATTATTGCTTACGATCATGTCCTCGCTGGCACAGGAAGAAGCAAGGTCGATTTCAGAGAACACCTCATGGGGTCGAAGAAAGTCCTTCGCGGACGGAAAGGTCAGCCTCGGCTATTCCAATTTCCTCGGTTATGACAAGGGTCCCGATGGGGAGCTTGTTATCAATGAGGAGCAGGCAAAAATCGTGCGGAGAATTTATGCAGAGTTTCTCGCCGGAAAAACTCCTGGCGGCATTGCGAAAGGGCTGACCGCTGACGGCATTGAAACGCCCGGTCACAAGAAGGTGTGGCAGGCTTCCACGGTGCTGAATATTCTGAAGAACGAGAAGTATTACGGGGCAGCCATACTTCAGAAGGAAATAACGGTATCGTACCTTACGAAAGAGAAGCGTCCCAACACAGGCGAACTACCCATGTACTACATTGAAAAAGACCATGAGCCTATTGTTTCCCCGGAAACCTACCAGATGGTGCAGGAAGAAATGCGCCGCAGAAAGGAAGCCGGAAGCAATATGCAATGTGTGTCCATTTTCTCAAGCAGAATCATCTGCGGTGACTGCGGTGGATACTACGGCAGAAAGATATGGCATTCAAGCACCAAGTACACCGCATGGCACTGGCATTGCAATGCCAAGTTCCAGAAGCGTAAATACTGCGAAACACCGACCCTCAAAGAAGAAAGCCTTGAAGAGACCTTCGTTGAGGTGTTTAACGGGCTGATTGCCGACAGGGACGAGATCATGGAAAACTACCGCCTTTGCATTGACACCGTTACCGATGACAGCGAGTACCGCAGGCAACTTGAGGATTTGAACAACGGCTGCGGCGAAGTCCAGACGCTGATAAGAAGCCTTCTGATGACCTACAGCCGACAGGACACCGCCGATGATATCCATGAGAAACTAAAAGAATATGAGGATCGGCTTGACACGATGGCTCGGCTCAAGCAGGAGCTTGATTTGAAGATAGCCGCCTGTGCTGCCAAGCGTGTGCAGATTACAGGCTTTCTGAACGAACTTATGAAGCATGACGCTCCGCTTGCAAAGTTCGACCCGCTTGTATGGCAGGCGGTCATCAATTACGCTACGGTCAATCGTGACTGCACGATTACCTTTACCTTCCGTGACGGGACCGAAAAGACCGTACCAATCAAGAACGGTGTCCGTCCTTACACGAAACGCAATAAGCCGCAGGAGGTTGACGGCAATGACGGATAAGAATCTGCTTGTAATCACCCCTCACAGAAAAGAACCCGGCAAGCAACGCATCGCCGCCTACTGCCGGGTTTCAAGCCGAAGCGATGAACAACTGAACAGTCTGACAAATCAGATTAATTTCTACCGCAGCCTATTCGAGAACGATGATACCGTTATCTTTGTCGGCATCTATGCGGAAGAGGGACTCTCCGGCACCCAAGCAGAAAGCCGACCGCAGTTTATGAAAATGATCGAGGACTGCCGGAGCGGTCTTATAGATTGCATATGGACAAAAAGCGTATCCCGGTTCGGAAGGAACACCGTGGATACGCTTATTTACACCCGTGAGCTTCGGTCCCTGGGCATTGATGTTTTCTTCGAGAAAGAGAACATCCACTCCACCGAATCCTCTGGGGAACTCATGCTCACGCTGATGGCTGCGTTTGCCGAGTCCGAGTCTGAGACGATGTCGGAGAATATAAAATGGGGCAAACGAAGAAGATATGAGCAAGGCATCACGGGGAGCATCACACTCAACGGGATGTACGGTTTTCGGCAGAACAAGGGTATCGTGACCATTGTGGAGAATGAAGCTGAACTGGTGCGGCAAATATACAAGGACTTCATTGACGGCTATAGCTACGGCGAAATCGCCGACAGGCTTATTGCCGAAGGGGTGCCAACTCGAATGCCCGGTGCTTCCTGGGCAAAGACCACCGTTCAGCACATTATCCGAAATGAGAAGTACTGCGGTGACTGCCTGTTTCAGAAGGCATTCATTGCAAACCCTATCACACATCAGCAAGTCAGAAACAACGGAGAATTGCCGAAATATCTGGTAGAAGACTGCCTTCCGGCAATCGTGGATAAAGAGACATGGAAGTTGGCGCAGGCTGTTGCGGCGAGACACACATCGCACAGGCAGGCACCGAATGAGCGGTATCCGTTTACAGGGAAACTGTTTTGTGGAGTTTGCGGTAAGCCTTACTACTATTATCATTATACGACCACCAATAAGCAGCCCCTTGCCGCATACCGATGTATGAGCCGAAAGACGCAATCAGCGGTCGAAGTGCCAGGTCAAACATATACGCCGCCGCACAAGGCAACCTTCAACCTCAATGCCTCGCCAGAACTGATCGCATACAGAGAACGCTACTGCAAACCGCCGAAGGAAAGACCGATGCTCTGCACAGATATCCGCATTTCGATTGACCTGCCGCAGAAGGCATTTTGCCGAGCGTGGAATCTCATCGTGGCAAAGAAGCTCCGCTATCAGGCAACGCTGCGGTCAACGGTCGATAATGCCGAGGACATCCTCGTCCGATACCGTGCGGAAGAGATGTGTCTTCTGATTGATGAGATCGGAAAAATCAACGAGTTCAGTTATCCGCTCATGCTAAAAACGCTCAACAGGGTCGTTGTAAACGCCAACGGGAAGCTGACATTCATCTTTCAGTCCGGCATAAAAATCACAGTATAAATGCTTCGAAAAAACCAAGTGTGACTATGAAAATACCCTCATTTTTTATGGGTAAAATCATAGTCACACTTTTTCCTTTTATAGATATTCCGAGCAAAAATGAAACCTTCGGCAGCAACACCATCCGTTCTGCAACGGCATCCTGGCTCGGCTCTATTCCTCTGAAAAGCGCCGAAAACGCCGTGTTTCTGCGGTTTTTACAGGGTGGGTTCAAATGAACCCGTTGATGAACTCAGTGGGTTCAAACGCAGAGGAAAAATTAAATTGTATCAATGCCGTAGTTATTACGCAGATCGAGTGTTCATAACCAACCTGAGAGTTGGATGTGGACACTCGATTTCTTTTTTCCTACATTTGTGTCTCTTTGATCAGCGGATACAGCACATCCCTCCAACCCGCACACGATCCCGCAGCCCCTGCATTTTCCAGAAACCCCCAACAGCCGCGGCTACATATTTTTGCCGCCATTGCAGAAAATAGGCATACCGCCGATGAAGAAGGGCAAGCACACCCACCATCGCCGGTAACAAAACTCAACAGCTGGAGGATGTATATAG